CTTAGGCAGTTGGCTGCAACCCTTCTTACATCGCTTTGATTCCGTTCTCGTGCTCCATTTTTCAATGATGCTGCGTAAATCGTCAGAAACTTCGATCGGAGTTTCCCGTAGAGCCGCTCTTGTTTTGCGGGTTGAGCGACTGCATATCAAATGATTGTCCACCAATTTTATGGGCTTGTAGTCTAATGGTTAGGCACCACCTTTGCAAGGTGTTTTATGCGCGTTCGAATCGCGTCAGGTCCACCAATTTTTGCCGACTTAGCTCAAAGGCTAGAGTCATGAGTCCGTACCTCATAGATATCAGTTCGAGCCTGATAGGCGACTATATCAATTTTAGGGCGATGCCCCGGTCAGTGGACTGTAAATCCACCGTTGTTAAAGTGATCGGAAGTCCAACCAGTAGTGCGTTACTACCATTGCCCACCATTTTATGTGCTATATTCTCTGGGCGGGGTATAGAACGGATTGCCAGTTATTTTGTCTGGGTCCATGTGGGTGTTCCCATCACGTATACCGCCCGGGCCATTTTTGCCCCTGAACCATTTATTAGATGATGTCCGAGCCTGTACCTCGGCCAATTCGGCGCGATACCGAACTGGGGCTCCATTAATCTCATCCAATTAAGGGTGATAGCCACGTGATGTGACGATCCTACATACTGGCGAGCTGAATTAACAGCCGTTATAATGATCGCCTACTACATAGCTGAGGGTCGGTTATGGTGGAAAACATACCGCATAGCGTCGGTAAGGGCCCTCCAATTTCACAAGGGGTTCGTATTACGGTCAGCAAACCAGGAACCCCAAAAACACACTAACGCAAAATCCACTTTCGGTGTGGTGAGCTATATGAGAGCTGTTAGGCTGACCAATTTTTAGAAGTTTATTGATTGAGCTCATGCGTACCCGAATTGGTAGCAGGGGACGGGCTGTTAACCCGTTAGCGAAAGCTCATTGCTGGTTCGAATCCAGCCGCATGAGCTCAATCAATAAATAGTAATTTGCCTTTATGATGTAACGGAAGCATACTTGCCTGTCTAGCAGGTTGTTGGGGGTCAGAACCCCATAGAGGCGCCAATTTAACGCAGGATAGTTTGTAAATGATCATTGCGCAAAGGATAAGAACCTTTTCCTGCGACCAATTTAGGGATAGATACAAAGGACGTATCTAGTAAATCCAGGCATACACTCCTGGTTCCCGTTCTATGCAAGATTAGTATAATGGTAGTGCGTCTGCTTTACGTGCAGATTGTGGGGGTTCGATTCCCTCATCTTGTACCAAACGAAGAATATAAGTATTCTGCGCGACCCACGGATGTCAATACACACATAATAAGGAACGTCAAATTGGACATATGAGTTCTGATGTATGCAGATGGGACCTAAGCAATTCCAATAGTGCTAGGTGAAGACTCCACTTTTTCTAGTCGGAGGTTCATAAGATATAAATAAGGTTATGACTTACCTTTATCTAAAACTCATAACGTTACCGGATTGAAATACTTGGGCAAAACTAGGGCTAAAGACCCATGCAAGTATAAAGGATCTGGTAAGTATTGGTTGAAACATATCAAGAAGCATGGTTATGATGTTACGACTACAATATTATGAATCATAACTGGGATGAAGTGTAATGGTTGCACATGGCGTTTGGGACGCTGGAGTGGAGTTCGATTCTCACATCCCCGACCATTTTTGATTTGCGGATTAGTGTAATTGGCAACACCTTAGGCTCATAACCTGAAATTACTGTTCAAATCAGTGTCCGCTACCATTTATCCTCCCGTACGCAAATTGGCATAGCGGCTAAGCTCAAACTTTAGTGTATGTGGGTTCGAATCCCACTAAGAGGACCATTTATGAATTGCGCTGAACGACCGCTCAGCCATGATCTAGATCATCGCTGCACAAATAGTCGTTCACCTTTTTACAGTGTCTACACGGGTTCGAATCCCCATCTGCGGCTGAAATCGCAGTAGGTAAGTAGATTAAATGGATCAATGGAAACAGCTGTACGTGTTTTATGGCAGTGTAGCAAACGTGGTCAATGCATCGGTCTGAAAAGCCGACCATCTGAGTTCGATTCTCAGCGCTCCCACCATTTTGAAAGATTCACCAATCTGTGGTCAGTTTCTAATTAAGTTGGCAAACGCTCTTAAATCGACTCTCGCCGCATATGGGGGTAGCACCTCAATAGCAAGATACGTCAGCAGAGAAAGCTTAACATTCTATGTAATTGTTGAGCGTTTATGGTGAACCTCTTTCAAAAACCAAATAGCATGGCGTTAGCCCCCACCGCGCGCGGTCGAAAACCCGTAATAAGGGCCCCATTTTCATGCCTCTGAAGCTTTACTGGATGAGCAATCGGCTCTTAACCGATGGAATCAGGATCGTTACCTGACAGGGGTACCATTTATGACAGTTCTTGGGTAAGGTCTTAAACTCCCTTGAGCCAATTTGAATCCCTCTTAGCATAAAAGTAATGCGGGTGGCTCTGAACCACCAAAAGTAGGAGCGTTACCTGCAGAGGGGACCATTTTATGTCTCTGAGACAATTTTTGATTGTCAGTCTCACTAGTTTGTGAGATGAGCCGAGCTATTTCTTGGACAGAGGCACCAGTTTGGGTGTATAGCATAATGGACAGTGTCTCTGATTTCTAATCAGTTGTGTGGGGGTTCGAGTCCCTCTGCGCCCACCAATATATGCCTCTATGGTGTAAAGCATAGCATAGAAGTTTCCTAAACTTTAGATCATGGTTGGATTCCATGTAGAGGTACCAATTTAATTCCCTAGTATAAAAGCAATGCATGCTGGGTACCACCAATATGAAGTGCGAGCTTATGGGAATCATTTTCATTCCCCTTTAGCATAAAAGTAATGCATGTGGCTTTGAACCACAATAAGTCGGGCCGGTACCTACAGGGGGAACCATTTATTTAAATGCCATAGTAGCTCAGTTGGATAGAGCACGTCCTTGGTAAGGACGAGGTCGTCGGTTCGATCCCGACCTATGGCTCCAAGTTTTGTATAGAGTAGTTGGCTTAGAGGCAGCCATCTTTAATGAGTAGAATCATCTCTCCTTGTGAAAATCGTAATCGTTTAATGACTTTTTAATTGACGATGAAATCAAAGCCCGGTAGCCCTTAAGCTATCCTGAAGCTGAGAAATTTGCGTGGAGGTAAGTCGAGATTGACCTAGTAAGAACTTTGGAATTGACCAAAGCATAGGGCAAATGGGATGCGTAAAAGTACTACCCCGTTGAACCGTTCTTTAAGCGTAGTAGCACGCTCTGTACATTCTTTTTCACATAGTCGTGTAGCTCAAAGGAAGAGCGCTTCCCTGTCACGGAAGAGGCTGCGATATCATAATTCGTCACGACTGCCATTTCATCGCGGGGTAGTTTAACTCGGCAAAACTTGATGCATCATACTGTTAGCGAAATACTAGTTAATTGTAGACGGTACGCATTCAAATGAGGTGATGGTCTGATGTATACAATCAGGCTGTCGTGTTCAATTCCCTCCCTCGCGTCCTTTTGTATACATACACCAGTGGGCGTTCCAAAGGTAAGAGCATCGCCAGGAAGTTCACGTTATGAACTGAAAACCTTAAAGCTACAGGCCGGGATTGGTTGACCGGCCACATTTTTTTATCCGTTGGTAGCTCAGAGGCAGAGCGCCGCCTTCATACGGCGTAGGTCGAGATTTCGAAATTCTCTCAACGGACCATTTCACGCGGGAGTAAGTTAACGGTAGACTCAGTCGTTGCCAACGATTATGTGGGAGTTCGATTCTCCCTTCCCGCACCATGCTTCGGTGGCGTAACGGCAAACATGCTAGGTCGAGAACCTAGTCTCAAATGAGGTGGGGGTTCAAATCCCTCCCGAAGCACCAATTTTTATGCCTCTGAAGCTTTATCTGGATGAGCAATCGGCCTTTACCCGATGGAATTAGGATCGTTACCTAACAGAGGCACCATTCATCATAGAACACTTCTACAGTCTTACGATGGTAAATATACATCTATAAGCTTGCAGCGTGTTCTAGAGTGACTCGAGAGCCGTCGATATCCATCTCTATAGAGTCTTAATACCTCGAAAAATAAGGGTGTACATTCTATGGAAACTGGTGTATAATGGAGTTGTAAGGAATGATCTTTGAAGTTTATACTCTGCGGTGCGGCCATAGCTCAATGGAAGAGCGGGTGATTGTGGATCACCTGACCTGAGTTCGATTCTCAGTGGTCGCCCCACAGCGTATAAATAATTTTGTAATGCCCATATAGTTTAATAGCAAAATGCATGGTTTTCACCCATGCGTCCGGGGAGCGTAACCCCGTATGGGTACCAGTTTTGGAAGGATAAGCCAAGTCGGTCTACGGGCTGCGCACTTGAAATGCGATAGTGGTAAAACACGTGGGGGTTCGAGTCCCTCTCCTTCCGCACCTTAAGACTCGAATGAGGAAGTTTGCCAGAGTGGTAATGGGTGGGTTTGCTAAACCCTAGCCGTGTAGCGAATATACGCGAAGGTTCGATCCCTTCAACTTCCGCAGCTTAAGTTTTGAAAGAGAATGATGTAGAGTATGCGGGTGTGGCGCAACTGGCGAGACGCAACAGACTTAAAATCTGTTACCCACGTGGTAAACACTGCGGGTTCGAATCCCGCCCCCCGTACCATAAATAGAGTGTAGATTGTATTGACATGGCAATATTGTATTGCAGGGGCAATTTATAATGAGGACAATAATACAAAAAATGATAAGACAGTAAAGGTTAATATGAATCTTGGGGGCGCTATCTTTTTAGTTCTTTTGATACTTAAACTCACAGAGACGGTGACTTGGTCGTGGTGGATTATTTTCCTACCTATTTGGTTGCCGGTAGCAATTGTTTTGGGGTTTTTGGGAATTGCAGGAATCATAAGGTTCTTGATAGCACTTCTAGATTGATAGCGTAAGATAACGAACGGGCCGGTGGCGGAACTGGCAGACGCGCCAGACTTAGGATCTGGTTCCGACAGGAGTGGGGGTTCGAATCCCCCCCGGCCTACCAAAAAAGAAGAGCAGTTAAAGTGATGTTAAAGGATAGCATGGCGGTCTCCAAAACCGCGTGTCTGAGTTCGAATCTCAGCTAACTGGCCAATAGGAAAATGATATGAGACAAAAAATTGATATAGAACAGCGAAAATGCGATAACTGCCAGAAGATGGTTGAGCAATCAGCAATGTCATTCGGGGGCTCAGCCTTTGAAGGATGGTTTACGGTCGAGCGCTCATCGGGATCTACAAGGATGCCCCGAACTGATAACGGCCCGTGGGATTTTTGCAGTGTCCAATGTTTTAACGAATTCTTAGCAGGGAATGGATGTAAATGTCCCGATAGTTTCCCAGGTCGACCAACGCTATTAAGAGAGTAATAATGAAGATTGTATGTATATCAGATACGCATCGACTCCATGCGCAAGTTGAGAAGATACCGGGTGATGTTGTCATTCATGCGGGTGACGCTTGTGGCTATGGGTCTACCAATGAACTGATGAGCTTCTTAGCTTGGTTCAAGAACTATCCGTGTACCCACAAGATCTTTGTCGCAGGGAATCACGATCGTTGTATGGAACTCCACACATTCCTTGAAGAGGATGTCAAAGCTAATGGGATAATCTATCTCAAAGATTCTTCGGTTACTATTGAGGATGTTGAGTTTTATGGTACGCCATATCAGCCCTTCTTCTGTAACTGGGCGTTTAATATTCGGGATCCTTTTGCACTAGCTGACATCTATGCAAAGATTCCAGCCTCAACTGATTTCCTCATCACTCATTGCTCTGCAGCCGATATGTTGGATAAATGCACTGATGGGCATGTTGGTAGTCCGGAACTTCAGAGAGCTCTTAAGAGAATATGTCCGGAGTATCATCTGTTTGGCCATATCCACGAAGGATATGGAACACGTGAGCAGAATGGCGTGACGTATATTAATGCGTCTCAGTGTGATGAGCATTATAACTGTTCGAATAAACCAATAGTTGTAGAAATATGATAGCAGTTTCAGATTGCTTATGCTATAAATAATAATTTGGGCATAGGTCAACCTATAATTAAAAAGAATACGTAACATGAGTAGTTTAATTCAGAGTATCACAGAGACAGTAAGAAACGCGAAAGCCGCTGATCAAAAGAAAACAATTGAAGAGGCGATGAGCATTAAGGTGGGCGAGCGAGCGAGCGAATAACAAACGTGCCGAAGGCGTTGTTAGTACAGCTGCTATACGTTCCATGCGAGACGCGATCAATGAGATTGCAAAGGATCTGCGAGAGGACGGCTTTGATGACGAAGATATTCGAGGTTTCTTAGCTTCTTTTATTCTACAAACTGTATAATTTAGTGTAGTTAGCGTAAGTGGGAATGAATAGCACAAAGGGCGCATGAAGTGAGGGTTGCAGATGCGAAAACAGCAGGACACTCTACTGCGTAAAGATTCCCGAAGCCTGGTGTAAACGCCCCCTCATAGTTGAGGGAGATGAAGGTTCGAATCCTTCACTACACACCTTTTTGATCTTTGAATTTTATGGGGATGCGTAGATTCGACGTATAGTAATCTATGTCATACTTGCATGCAGTGGACGATCGCTTGGCCACTTAAATAATGCGATTAACAAGTAACTGATGAAAATCAATACGCAATGGCTGCCTAAGCTTTGGCTGCCGCACAAGTACTAAAATTACCTTGATAGGTATGAGTGTTCGTTTATAAGGTGTGATCAGCAGATCTATGAGCTGTGGCTTTTCCGGAAAGACGGGATGCAATATCGATATAAGCATCGGTGGGAGTTTGTCACTTCATCCTCAATCGAAATGACTAAGCATGTGAACGATGGGTGATGTGACCTAATATGGACACGGGGCGCGACTCCCCGTCATCTCCACCATTTCTACGGCTTCAGTGCACTTCTAACTCCTGAATCCGCCGGGCCTCAGAGAACTTCTATTCTCTGAGGCCCTTTTTTCTTCTATTATCCCAATGTATAAATACATAAAGCAATAATAGGAGTTTCTCTATGTGTGTTCTTGCATGCAAGTATTTTAAAGATGTGGGCTGGGTGGGAGTTAAGAATCGTGATCGAAATTACCGGCCTACAATACGAGTAGTCCAATCATTCCGTGGCGGAACTGAACGTCTTTACATCATGGATTCAAAGACTAAGTGGACCGAAGGCCTTAATCGCGATGGTATAGCAATCATTAGCACAGCAACTGCAGTTATTAAGGACGAGAAAGAATCAACGATTTCTAGTTCTAGCAGTGATAATCCCCAGGCCTTTGCTTCTCCGGGTGGTAAAACTATCCGCAACGCTTTACTTCTCCATGATTTAGATGAAATAGTGAAGTATTTGGTTGACGACGAATTGATTGGGAACAGCGTAGTATTCAATAAAGATCGATGCGTGCTTATTGAGAGCACGATGGCTGAAGATCCTAAATCAGACGATCTTAAATTCGTATATGCTACGAAAGAGATTTCAAAGTCTGAAACTGTAGTTCGTACTAATCATGGAATTCTGATTGAGGCCGGATATACACCTAACTATGACGGTGACATTCCAAACCTTAAAGATAAGATGGCAGTTGCGTACAAATCTAGCGTTGAACGAATGAATCGAGTTATTAAAGAGCTTGACAAGATCGAGGATGCTCGAGATATGCTAGCTGCTATTAGTACTACGGATAATAAGAAGGCCCAACTTAATCCTGTAAGATTTTCGAGCACTCACAGTAAATCTGTCATGGTTACAACCGGTCAGATTATGATGGTGCCCTCAGAGATGACTCTTTCGTATCGTCCTGTGTGGTGCTATATTGATATGAAGAATATCAACAACGTGGATTCCCATAAGACGGATACATACTTCCAGCTTTTGAGCGCCCGTGTATTTAGGTCAGAATTGATTTCATTCAAAGAGTTCAAGAAGAAGACCATACCCGCATAACGTATAGATATATTATAACCAATTGAAGGATACTGAATGAAAGAAAATCTGCATCGCCTCGCTGAACAATTGATCACAGCTCATTCCAAATACCAACTGCAAGGAACCCGTTTTGACGGATCTATCGAAGTGTCAAATTGGTATGATATAAAGGATGCTCTAGAACCTATTTCTGAAGAGGTTGAGCTTCTTGGAATCTACGACAAAATCACAACCAACACTACTCTCGCTTCTAAAGCTGGCTTAGAAATCCCAGCCGTGATGGAGACATATACAATTAACGGTCTTGAAGAAGCGCTGAATGAAGCGTTTACAACTAATGCTATTGAAAAGGCCGGGAATATCATCCTGAAGTATATTCGCCGCATCACTGGTAATGCAAAGATCTTTACTTCTCTCGGTCTTGAGCATTTTAAGAATTCGAAGGGCCAGGGCTTTGGCCTGCGCTTCTTTGCACCAGGTAAGAAAATAGAATCATGGCGTTTTAACTGGTCATCTTTGGGTGGAGCCGATTATCATAACATGGATTCAATTGATGTATGGATTGGGAAGAATCAGGGTCCTGATTATCATATCGCATTTGAAAGCCAGATTTCCGTGATTCAGATCCTTCCGCAATTTGTTGATATGCTTATCAAGGGTAAAGTCACTCCGGGCAAGTTCATGACCGTCATTTCTGATATTTCACTTAAGGAAAGTCTAGATGTTGGTTTTCAGATCAATGAAGCTGCTAAACCTACCGAAGCATATGATGGTGTAATAAGCATTCTTACATCTACGAATTTCACAAAGAATAAGGTTTGGTCAGTGTGGAAGTCTATGGGTCTTAAGATCTTTGATGCTCTAGAACTGGAATACCCGTCACTTATTCAAAAGTCCGGCCGCGGTTACATGTGGAATGGTACTGCTAAAGATGTTAAACTTCTTCAGGCTGAGAAGGATCGTATTCTACACCAGCTTGGATCGCAAACTGCAACGATTTCGTCGGGTTCTGCTAAAGAAACGTACAGATATGATAAAGAGATTGATGCTCTTGAATCCCAAGCTGAACGTCTTACATTCGTTAAGCAGCTAGCCGATCTTGAGAATTTGATTAAGCTTACTATTTCGGGTGCATCTAACGCGCTATTCATCGCTGGTCGAGGTGGTGTTGGTAAGACGCATACTGTTGAAGAGGTTCTTAAATCTGCAGGTCTTGTTGATGGCACAGGTTACTTCAAAAATACCGGTACGGCCTCTGCTGCAGGTATGTACACACTGCTATTCAAATATCAAGATCAGATCATCCTCTTTGACGATTCGGACGACGCTCTTAAGGATTCTGAGTCACGGAATCTAATCAAGGCCGCAACTGACACCAAGCCGATTCGTAAGCTTGTGTGGAATAAGATGGGTAAGAATGTTATCGAGCCTGAAAATTATGAAGGTACTCATGAGGAGATGATTGACGAAGGTAAGATTCCTCGGTACTTCAATTTCACAGGTAAGATCATCTTCATCTCGAATCTTTCAATTGATAGGCTAGATCCCGATGGCGCTATTCGTACCCGCGCGTTCCTAATCGATATCAATCCAACAGATGTTGAGGTATACGATTTCATGGAAATGATTGTAGAGAAGATGCCTCTTGATGGCGACCTATTCCTAGACGCTAAGCAGCGAAAGTCTGTGGTTGGTCTTCTTCGTGGTTCTAAATCAAAACAAACTGCCAATCTGCGAAAACTATCTCGTGCATTGAACATGTTTGCAGGTACACTAAAGGCGGGTGTATCTATTAGCGATAACGAGCTAACTCGTATGATTAGCACATATGCCTAGGAAAAACAATATGATATTCAACATACTCACAGATGATTTGATCAATGCCGTTAAGACGATAACAGATGCTTCTAAAGTCGTTAATGAAGCGGCAGTGATAACTATTGCCCGCGCTCAACTTCCAAAGAACGATGCGGATATTACTAAAGTCACCGATGCTCTCGGTGCTTTAGGCCACGGTACTATGTGGGATAGCAAAACGAAATCGATACTAGTATCTCCAACTGCCGGCCGAAACGCTAATAAGGATATTGAAAAGGTTCTTAAGCAGTTTTCTGAATCAACTGAAATTGAAGAAGCCATAACGAAAACCCAACCCATCGTTGAAGCCAATGAGAAACATGATAAGATAGTCATTGGAATTCGTAAAGCGTTTAAGACAGCGAAAGCTGAAGTCGCTGCGGTAGTTGGCGAGATCTATCCTGAAGATATTGACAGCAAGATAATTGGAGCAGTTGAAGAAGTTATTGATGCTGCCGAAACCGCCACCTTGAAGAAATCACTTGAAGTGCTTAACAAGGTAACCTAATAAATAATAAGGCGAACAACCTAATGAGGAAAGCTATTATGATTAACACATTGCCTAAAGGATTACTTGATGCAGTCCGAAACGTCATCTCTGAACAGATCGACAAACAAAAGAAGTACCAAGAGTTCTTTGATTCAGTACTGAAGAAGTTCGACGTCAAGTCACCTTCTGAGCTCGATGACGCTAAGAAGAAGGAATTCTTTACTTACATTGAAAAGAATTGGAAGGGTGAAAAGACTGAAGAGACTAAGCCAGATGATGATGAAGAATCGACGATTCCCGAAACCGACGATGAGGAATCGAAGGTTAACGAAGCAGCTGAAGTTCGTACTGGTGTTGAAGTTATTAGCAATGGTTATGAATTCATTTGGATGCTAAACCAGGGCGATGAAGTTTATGGCATGCTTCGGGATCCAAAGGGTAAAGTTCTCGCCAAGACCGCAGGATATTATCGTACTAAGGATCCTAAGAAAGCCGCTAATTTGGCCCTGCAAGCAGCAGGCATTGATATTTCCGAAGCCACTATTGCCGAAGCCTCGGATGACATCGTCGTAGCACGAACTGGAGTAATTGAGTTTGATAAGAATTATCGATTCGTTTGGATGAAGAATAAGACTGGTGAAATCTATGGTTCTGTTCTAGACAATAAAAACAAACCCGTGAAAGATGTATCAGGCTGGTACCGTACTGACGATCCCGAAGATGCACTAAAGAAGATAAAGTATAGCATGGTCCGTCGTGGCATGATTGACGAAGCTGCAGCGCTGCATCAAGGTGATTCCCAGCAATATAAGTGGAGTGACATCAACACAGCGATGATGCAGGCCGGTAAGGGTGCTAAACATATTGTGCAACTTCTGTCTGCACTTAAAGGCAAGGGTGTATCCGGCACCGGTAATAATCAGACTTTCCTCTGGGCCGATATTAATATAGCTCTGACTGATATGTTTGTGGGTGTTCGTACAATTGCTTATATCGCTAGTAAGCTACAGGGTAAAGATATTCACGAATCTCTTAAAGCCTTAGACGAAGCAAAGGAATACGATTGGGATCTAGTTCTCTATGCATTCAATAACGCTAGTCTTTCGGGTAATGAACTTCGTAAAGTAACTACTTCTCTTAAGAAGATGGGTAAGAACCAAGCTGTGACAATCCCCGAGATTGAAAAGGCTCTCGAAGGTATCGGTGCTAGTGATAAGATTGTAGCTAGTGTGAAAAAAGATGTCACTACATATAAGGAAAGCCACGAAGTATTTGCTATCGGCGCAATGGATTTGACTCTTAATGAGGCAGCCAATGTGGAATTGCCTGAGGTTGCCTCTCGAATAGCCGAAGAAGAGGCTAAGTACCAGAAGGTTATAGAACTATACTGCCCGGAAGCTGGCCGTCATCCTGCAGGGCCTGAAGCGCTTGAGGAGGGTTGGTTGAGGAATGAATATGATCGTGAGTATTTTGCCATGATCGAAGATTTCAAGAAATTGCCGTGGGCTAAGAAAGTTAAAGAACAGCAGAGTTCAGCCATAACGGAATACTATGCCGCTAAAGAGAATGGCGATGAATACGCTCTGACTATGCACCGCCCTTCAACGAAGTGGGGAGATAACTGGAACTTCTTAGGTCTATACATTACACCCGCGGGCACCTACCGTCCTGATCTGAAGTTTGATAAGACTGGCAGCGCTATTCTGCGCCTACCATGGAATGGTAATAAACAGAACATTCCTCAAGAGATGCAGCTTGCAAATCTCAAAGAACTTGAAACAGCCATTAAGTATGTCAAATCTCTTAAAGAGGATACCGCGCCAGATCCAAGTTGCTAAATCTTGGGATACTATATTATGATGTTATCTGACAAGAATTTTTTCGAGTTTGCTGCAAAGAGTTATCGTAATCATCGGTGCTTTAGCGTAGCAGAGTTTATGGAAGATTTTGCTCGATTCAAATACGTGAAGAGACTACTTAATCGTTACGTAAAGAGTGGCGTACTCCAAGAGCGATTGATTATTAACCATCTCATTAGCATATACAATGTCTTTGATATTGGCTGCGCTAATGAGATGTTGTTTTTCAACTGCGATCAATATACGCATACCGCATTGCGAACATGTTTGAAGTATCTGAGCTATCTTCCCGAGGGTAGTAATTCGGAATTAGATGACAATCTAATGATAGTGCTAAATAGATTATAACACAAGAGGAGATTATGGGTTTACTACTAAGAGCAGCAGATGCAGCATATACGTTTAGATTTCTTCGTCTATTGACCAAGGATTGGGATACCACTGAAGCGTTTAAACTTGGAATCATTGATGCATCGGGCAATAAACTAAAGAAGGCTGAAACTAGCGAAGAGAAGTCAGCCTATACACTATTTCATCGTCTTGTCTATAATGTCAAGCGTATTCTTGAAAAGGTCCCAGCCGGTGCTCGAAAGGTGGCCACTTACGCCTCAGCCCTGTATTTGCTTAAAGCACATACCGAGCATGATGAAGACGTCATCCTTGAAGCATTGGGTTTAGATAGAGAAGCTCTGACCGAAAATCCAACTCCTGAATTTGAACCAATGATTGAACAGCGGTATCAACTTAATAAAGATATAATGATCCCCAGTACTCTTGATATTGCTGCGGCCAAAGGAAGTGCTGTGACGATTCTACGTTCTCTAGGAACAAATTTTGGCGTCGAAATCTTTGAAGCACGCCACTCGTTATCCGATACTACGATATTCATCAGCGCCTACGACATTGCAGCTGATCTACAAGAAGCTGAAGCCCAGATGACTACAGCAGATGTCCCTGATATTCCAAAGCCATTGACGCATTATAATGGTACCGCTTATCAGACATTCAATGTTCCATCTGATGTATTCCGCAAATTTGCTGCCGGCCGTAAGAAATTCCAGCGCTGGAAAATGATGCTGGATTTGACTGATGAAAAACAGGCAGTTATTCATCATTTCACACGAAAGCACCCTAACGCCCTTGTTGTCCTACAGGATGAAACTACAGGCGCGTTGCGCGGAGTTCGCCGCACTTCTGTCGACGGCTACTAATCCATAGTTTTTAATTTGGTGTACAAGACTTGAATAATGTGATAGTATATTGGAAGATATTAAAAGAGGAAATGATTGATGAGTATTAGAGCTTTACAGGATTATGTATTTTATTCGCATTACGCTAAGCATCTCCCGGCCGAAAAACGCCGCGAAACCTGGAAGGAAGCTGTAAATCGTGTATTTGATATGCACCGTACCCAGTACAGCACGTTTCTCGCTGCGTCACCTGAATTAGCCAAGCTATTTGATATCGCTGAGAAGGCTTTGCAGAGTAAGCAAATTCTAGGATCTCAGCGTGCGATGCAGTTTGGAGGTGCTCCTATTCTAAAGAAGCACGAACGCATATACAACTGCAGTAGTACACACATTGATCGTCCCCGAGTTTTTCAGGAGTGTTTGTATCTTTTGCTGTGCGGTGTAGGCGTGGGATTCTCAACACAGTTCTGCCACGTCAATAAGCTTCCAAAGATTGCGAAGCGGACTAAAACTCCAATAAAGTATGTCATTGAAGATAGTGTTGAAGGCTGGGCTGATGCTGTTGGCGTTTTGATGTCATCGTATTTTGTCCAAGATCAGCCATTTCCGCAATATGCTGGTCACCATATTAATTTTGATTTCTCGGCAATTCGTCCTCGAGGAGCTCTAATTAGTTGGGGTGGTATAGCTCCTGGTCCAGAGGGCCTAGAAACCGCCTTGCGCAATATAGACGGGTTACTTTATTCCCGATTCGAGAAGGAAGCTTCTGGAACCGTCCAGATGCCTCCAATCGACTGTTATGATATTATCATGCACCTCAGTGATTCAGTTCTATCGGGCGGTATCCGACGCTGTTTGCCCGAAACATACAATATCCTTATGTCTGATGGATCATATAAGAAGATTTCGGAAGTAAAGATTGGTGATAAAATTAGATATAACGAAAAGGTATATCCAATCACTTCTGTGTTTGATAATGGTGTGCAATCACTTCTAAAGATAAAAACCGCTAATGGCTATCACATTTCAACGCCCAATCATAAATGGTTGGTCTATGACCACACTGAAGAGATTGTGAAATGGCTAAGCGCTAAAGATATTAGGCTCGATTCAGAGAATTATTCATTTGTAGAAGACGCTAGCGAGTAAAGTGAGGCCGAATCAATAGACAGTATAAGGGAATTTCTAAATGATACCGCAAAAAATTAAATTACATAGAATAACTGGTGTAGAAGAAGTTGCATCCGCTCAAACATACGATATAGCAGTAAATAAGGTCCATGCCTTTTCAGCAAAATCTGAGTCTGGCCTAATATCTGTTTCGCACAATTCAGCATGTATCAATCTGTTTTCTGTAGATGACGTTGAGATGTCCAATGCTAAAGTGGGTGACTGGTCATTGACTAATCCACAGCGTGCCCGTAGTAACAATTCTGCACTTCTGATCAAAGATGAAACTACACATGAGCAGTTCTCTGCACTGTTCAAGCATACCCGTGAGTTTGGGGAACCAGGCTTCGTCTGGGCTCATAACAAGAATATATGCTTTAATCCGTGCGTAACTGCAGATACGCTTGTATCTGCTAGGATTAACGGTTTGGAATCGACAGTGAGAATCGACGAGCTTATATGCGCCTTTAATGGGGGTGAAGCGATTGAGGTGCTATCTGTAGATACAGATTCGATGATTCGTGAATGGTCTTTAGTTACTAATGGTGCCAAGACTCGCGTGGCCGCTACTGTAATTTCGATCGAAACTGAAGATGGCCATATTCTAAAATGCACACCGGATCATTTAATTTGGACAAACAATAGAGGTTATGTTAAAGCTGCAGATCTAAACAGTGATGACGATGTTGAAATAGCATAGCCTATAAATAACAACATGGATTCACTAACGCATAAACAATTATTTTATCGCCTGTTTGGCAAATACGATCCTTTACACCGCTTTTGGGGTGAATATAGCTCTTACGATCTCCAGCGGTTTCGCTATGAACGTCTAGTTTCGCCGCGCGGTCAAGTGCTATATAGCATTCTGTATAAGAAGTACATTATTGAAGAAGATGGCCTTAAGATTATTGCAAGAGATTTGGGTACTACATATACGTTAGCGCGGCATCTTCTTGCTCTCTATCAGATACCACTGCGAACTGGCCGCTCTGTAGTTACAAATAACCTTCGCGGCCGCAGACGCTCAAAGGCCATCAGCGAGCATAAAGCTGGCATTGGGTGGTTTGATCCAACGATCCGCCGAAAAATCGAAAAGTCAAATGCTCGCGGAGTTCAGGGATATTTTTTTAATGAGTCTTTACAGAAGGATGTTTGGCTACGCTCGACGTATGAATATATTTTTGCGAAATGGTTGAACCGTACGCACCAACGATGGGACGTAGAAGTTAAAAATTATATGCTTGATAATTTTCGGAGCTATCGTCCTGATTTCTTTTTATATGACAGCTCCGATAATTTGATTAAAATTGTAGAGATTAAAGGATACTGGGACCATAATAGTGACAAAGCTAAGATGCTGAACGATATTCTTCAAATTGAAGTCGCAATCATATACGGAAAAGAGATAAGAGAATTTATTACAGCAGATTCAACATACGAAAAAGAACTAGAAGAATGGAAGAAGGTTAAACGTGGCCAAGATCAAAAGAATTAGTATTGAAGAGAATGAAGATGTATATGATATTACTGTTGAGAAGAATCACAACTTCTTTGCTAATGGTATCTTAGTCCACAATTGCGTTGAAATTGGGATGTGGCCAATGTGCCAGAATGATGATGGTTCATTAAGCTCAGGGATTCAGTTCTGTAATCTAACAGAGATTAATGGCAAGAAAGCGCATGATGAAGAGAGCTTCATTGAAGCCTGTAAAGCTGCTGCCATTCTTGGTACTATCCAAGCTGGGTATACCACATTTCCATATCTCGGTGAGGTTACCGAAAAGATAACTCGGCGCGAAGCTCTTCTGGGTGTGTCGATCACAGGCATGATGGATAACCCTGAGGTTCTGTTCTCGGAACAGATTCAGCGCCGCGGCGCCAGAGAGGTTAAGAAGTGGAATAAGATCACAGCCCAATTGCTTAACATTAATCCTGCAGCTCGCACAACATGTATCAAACCCAGCGGGAGCGCGTGTGTAGGAATTAACACACCAATCAAAACATCGAAGGGCATTATGACGATGGGTGAGTTATTTTCCCACTATGATTTCTTTACCGATGAGCAGGGTGCTGGTATCCCGATCGTTGATGAATCTATACAGGTATATGATGAGAATAACGAGCTCAAGAATATTGAGGCGTTATTCTGCAACGGCTTTCAGCAAACGTATACTATCGAGTTTGAAGATGGCACAACGTATGAGTTTACAGCTGATCATAAGTTGAAGACGATGGATGGGTGGAAGCTTCTGTCAGACCTTACTGAAGATGATGATGTAATTGATTTTGGTGTGTGAAGCCTTCCGAAATTGTAAATACTAATATGAAGACAGAACCATACGTTTATATCGTCAAAAATAAGACAACTGGCCTATTGTATATTGGCTCTAAATATGCCAAAGGTAGATTATGAAAATAAAGAAGATCACGTTTAATAGCCAACCACAACTAACCGTCGATATACAAGTCCAAGATACATCATCGTATCAATTGAGCAACGGTGTGGTCTCTCATAACTCGTGCGTTCTGGGCACATCATCGGGTATACATCCTCATCATTCATCTCGTTACTTCCGTCGTTCTCAGGCAAATAAGAGCGAGTTTGCATTGCAGCACTTCAAGTCAGTGAATCCTATTGCTGTTGAAGAGAGTGTTTGGAGTGCGAATAAAACCGATGACGTCATTACATTCCTGTGCGAGGTTCCGTATGGCGCGAAGGTTAAGAATAAGATGTCAGCTATTGATCTTTTGCATTATGTTAAACTCACCCAAAACAACTGGGTTGAAGAAGGCACCAATGAAGATCTATGTGTAGTGCCATACGTTCGTAATAACGTTAGTAATACCATCACTGTGAAAGATGATGAATGGGATGAGGTGGAGAAGTTCATTTATCGTAATCGTCGAAGCTTTGCGGGTATTTCCTTACTTCCATTCTCTGGAGATAAGGACTACGAACAGGCGCCATTCTGTGCAATCTATGATCCAACCGAATTGATCAAGATGTATGGAGACGCTGCAATCTTTGCGTCAGGTTTGATTGTTGATGGCCTAGCAGCTTTCAAGAGTTTATATTTGGCCTGCGATACGTTGCTTGGCAGGGGTGTGAAGCTTGAAGTACCCGATACAATTATGGAATTCAGCCAAACATATCGCGAAGCATTTATGACAGAGCTAGCACTTCGTAAAGATTGGATCCGTAGAGGTATCCAGTTTGCTGATCGATATTTCAAAGGCGATATTCGTCATATGACGTATTGTCTTAAGGATGTTTCGAACTGGAAGAAATGGTGTGATCTTTCTCGGGAATATAAAGAAGTGGATTGGGTCAATCTTACAGAAGACAGTTATCACGTTCAAGCAGATTCTATTGCTGCTTCGGGCTGCTCGGGTGGCAAGTGTGATATCGTTTAGTGATCCTCTATGAATATTATCTAGCTATATGATACCATAAACAACAATCTATTGATACTAAGAAAATCTTATTTGGGGCATTTATGAAAAATACAATCGAAGCAACTATTAGGCAAACATTAAATGAAGCTTTGAAACTCAGCGATGTTGAGATCAAGGGCTATGCAGATGCTGTGTATGCGTATGGCTGGGATTTTGATACCCATCGCGATTTGGATGCTGAAGGGGATGATGGACCGGCTGCGTATACGCTGCTTCACCCGGATCTGAACACCGCCATCAAAATGATTCAAGATTGGCCAAGCATTAAGTTTCAATTAATTAAAGAACTACGGCTTCTAGCAAAGAAAGCAGATGCTTTAGTTAATGAGCTTTCTAAAAATGATGCCTTCCAGCTTTATATTAAAGGTGAGAGCAAAATTCCGGTGGGACCTAAAGGGCTATTCTCTGCTCTGCAGCGTCTTCGCGAAGGTCTTTGGGAAAAACACTTCAATTGAAACGCTATAAATATATTCATGAGTGAATGGATATACGATGGTGCTGAGTTTACAAGTGAGATGATCGGTGATAACATTGGGTTTGTGTATTGCGTAACTGATACACAGACCGGAATGAAATACATCGGTAAAAAGTTGCTGATTTCAAAGATTACCCGCCCTCCTCTAAAGGGCCAAAAGCGTAAGCGCAAATCTTTCAAGGAATCTGACTGGAAGACATATTGCGGCTCTAGCGAAGAAGTCAAAGCTTTAGTTGAAGAATCCGGCCTCGACCGTTTCTCAAGAGAGATCCTCAAACTTTGCACAAAGAAGGGTGAGCTCTCCTACTACGAAACTAAAGCCATCTGCGATGCCGACGCTCTACTCAAACCTGATGAGTATTTTAATTGCTTCTTAGGCGCTCGCATCCACCGCAAGCATATATTAGCTGCTTTAAAATGATGGTGTACACCTCACCAACACTGTGGTATAATAGATCCATAATTGAAAAAGAAAAGGTGGTTTGAAATTATTATAATTGACTTCAGCGGTATATCTGTAGCTAACATTTGTGTTCAGCATTCTCATGACGAGTTGTCCGAAGAGCTTCTTCGGCATATGATTCTCAATACGTTGAGTTTCTACAATCGTAAGTTTAAGCAAACTCACGGCCATACCTTTATCGCTTGCGATCATGGCAGCTGGCGCCGGGCAGTATACGAACACTATAAGGCTTCCCGCAAGACCAATCGCGAAGCTTCTCCTATTGATTGGGTGAAGGTATACGGTTGGCTCGATCAGATCAAGGATGAGCTCCAGCAGTTTTCGCCATTCACGGTTCTTGATGTTCCGAATACTGAAGCCGATGATATCATCGCGACATTGGTGATTGCGACCCAGGAGTTTGGCCAGTGCGAAGACGTTATGATCGTTTCAGCCGACAAGGACTTTCTCCAGCTTCAACGATATTCCAACGTTAAGCAGTTTTCAAATCTCATGAAGAAACTCCTTATTGAGAAGAACCCTCGAAAATATCTTTTTGAGCATATTGTCCGTGGCGATGCAGGTGATGGCGTACCTAACATCTTTTCGGATGATGACACCTTTATTGTCGAGGGCAAACGTCAGCATCCTGTATCTGCAAAGAAGTTAGAAGCCCTATGGGAATCTGCTTCTGCCGGTGAGGTCAAATTTGAGAAGGAAGTTCATCGTCGGAACTATGATCGAAACGAAAAGTTGATTGACCTCCATAAGATCCCTGCAGACATCACTAAAATGATTACTGATGAGATCGCCGCTAAAGACAAGCGAGGCAAGACGTGCAATCGGAATGCTTTCTTGAATTATTTGATCAAGAAACGGTGCAATCAGATGATCGAGCGTCTGCCCGAGTTCTTTTGATAGCGTATAAATAAATTCGTAATAAGAGAGGATATAATGGAATCTAATGTGAAGACAGCTACTAAGCGCGGTCGAGGTCGACCGGCTAAGAAACAAAGGCCTATTGAGAACGTCGATATCTTTGAAGAAGAGGATGAGGACATTACTGCCACTCCGCCGACCGCTCCTACCCCGATAGAACCCATAACTCTTACCGAAATCTTTGACGCTATCGTTGATACGCGTAATCATAATAGAGCAGGCCGCCCATCACTCTCCCGTGTTAGAGAGGAATTGATTGAGCGATTGAAGCAGCATGATACGTTCGTTATGCGGACGTGTTTGATGGCCAACTTCAATACTAATATCAGATTCCCCTTTCCGAATGGTGCTCCGCCTTTTGCTCCAAATCAGAAGCGAGTGCCGGTTACTGATGCTATGATTATGACAATGGGCAGAATGATAAATTCAGCTCCTGGTCTTGTGGTTGCAAAGGAGCGGCTTTTCATTCAGTTGCTCGAAGGCGTAAATGTAGCGGATGCTCAGTTGCTGTGCAAGATTAAAGACCGTGAACTTGAAGAGTTATACCCAACGATTACCCGTGATGTTGTTGCAGAAGTCTGGCCAGATATATTATGATTTATCGTTACACATGTGAATCCTGCAAAAGAACATTTGATCAGAACCTCGCAATGGGTAATGCTTCAGCTCCATTGAATAATCCGTGTCCAAATTGCGGTAAGTCGGGTTACATCTATCGTGACTATTCATCAGTGTCATTATCATATGATCTGGTTGATGTGCGAACGCGTTGCAAACGAGCAGTAGGTTCAGACTTTGGTGAGTTACTAAAACGTATTCATAAAGGTGCTGGTCGGAATAGTACAATGCAGATATAAATAACATCATGGCAAATACGATAGATATAGGTAGAGATGAATTAAGCGAAATCCAGATAGATCGAATCCGTCTTGTATTAGGCTTCGATCCTGGGTATCTTCCAGACTCCAATGCTATCATTAATGATTTAACCATTTTGCTTGACGCTCACGACAATCTGGCTATTGCTGCTCATCAAGCTTCCGCTATATCGTTTGCGGGAACGAACGTTTCGGCGGCGTTAACTCAACCATTCTTACACGCTGCTGATGATACGAGTAATAAGTTCCATCGCGCAGCATTAATCCAATTAGAAGATGACGCGGACTATGATGATGTTACTGAAGCGTTGCATGATATGTATGAGACAATGCATCTACATCGCGGGGATATTGATAAGCACATCCTCGCATCTCGAGTTGTTGGGGGGGATCTTACCTTACGCCATAACGCTTCAAGCATTGCAGATACGACATATCTTAACTCGCCATCATGGGCCGAGGGTTTTGTTGATATTCTTGCGACCAATTCATTACTATTGCATAAGCCATTAGATGGTGAGATTGCTGGTTTGAATTTAGATGCTATTATTCCCGAGATTAAAGATCAGACTGTAGGTACTATAGCGTTTTGGTTCAAACAAGATGAGCATCCGACTAATGCCGGAGGCGGCGATTTTCGAAAAGTTCTAGAAGTAAAGCGATTTTCTCGTCTCACTAATGCTGCTGCTAATGAGATGTTTATCTGGCTGGGACAAGGTAACGGTTTCCATCTTGAAGCGGCTTTTGGTCCAGATATAGCATGGTATGTTAGTCCTGATCCTGACACTCAAGCAGATCTATTTAATGCGTTTGGATGGAATCATATAGCGCTTGTACAAGATGGTGTTGAAGCTAAGCTATACCTTAATGGTGTTTTATGCACCAATAAGTATATCGAATTTGGCAAAGGACATTATTGGTTCAACGATCTTGAAGATAACGATTATTACATTGGTAAAGTGAACGTATCCGTGATGGATGATGATTCACCTGATGCGCGATTAGACGAGTTTGTTATCTGGAACCGCGCTCTATCAGCTCTGGAAATCGCCGCGTTGCATAATCCTCCCCGCCGTGTTCTCTATGACGAAGCAGATGTTCTAGTTGCATACCACTTTGATACTGATGCCGGTCCCGTCGTTCTTGATTCTACAGAGCCCCGCCTAAATGGCTTTATCGATGAAGCATATGCTGAATATGATCCCAATGATTTAGCTGTTATCCTGCCGCCAGCAACCCAAGAAGTCTTGGTGCTTGATTCGCTCGCGGATTCAATTCAGTGGCTAGTTAATGATATTACACGTCTTAACACTGACCACCGCACAAACATCTATGATTATCGAACAGCTTCTGGCCCTGTGATTGATAATATCGCAGACCATGCAGTGATGAAGATTAGAATGGATCTTGCATTTCCTCAATATCGGCGTTTAATTTATTCAGCTTATAGATCAAAGCTAATGCTAGACGAAATTTTGAGTGTTGATGCTTACGGCTATCTTGATGCTTACGGATATATCAATGATCCATATCTTGATCCGGCCAATTTGGAAATACAGGCTCGAGCAACGTTTGATGTAGATCCTTATGGATCATATTATGATGCGTATATCACAGAGGATCTAACAATTACGTTTAATCCGATAGGCACAGCAGAATCTCCTGTTAATCCATCTGTGTTCTACAATCAGGTAAAAGGTGTCTACGAGCATATCAGAACAGGTGTCACATTAACGTTGAAGTTCACCGCGGGCGATTATTATTTTGATAGTGAGTTTGATCTTGGTAATTTCGCACTGGCAGGCGGCGGAACAGTGACTATCGTTGGAGAATATGAACAGGTGCTGATAGAAACTGCAGATCCATCACTTGGTTTAACTCAGACAACATATTCGGCCATTAGATTCGAGCACTGGCCTCGCGCGGCCCTTCGCGCAGAATTGGTGCCATTGACGATCTTTCATTTTCTTACGTCTACTGATGGAATTGTATTATCAGAACATTCTCATTGCAAAATAAGACTTTCTTCAATAGTAATTACAGCTGATGTTAATGCATTAAGTGCAATCCTAGTTAAAGACGATGGCAATCTCTATATTGATGCACCGGTGAAAGTAGACGGCTATTGGAGAATAGCTGGTCTTAATGTTAAAGCGAATAGTTCAGTTCATCTTGATTATGGATTTAAGAATATTGTCAATGACGACATTGCTAGGTTGTTAACACTTGTTGGCAGTATGAATGGAACTACTCACAATACTGCAATTGCTATTTTAGTTGAAGATAGAAGTTTCCTTCATATCGTTAAACCGTTAATACCTGCTCGTCCCGCATATCCCGGAGCGGTTTCGAGTTATTTTTGGACCATCCGCGAGCATATATCATTAGTAAACATCGCGGCCCCACCTTTGACTGCCATTGCTGATAAACATAAATGCTGGTTTAAATTAATGTCTACTAAGAATGCATCTAGCATTGTCAACTTAGGACTTTTTACAATAAACACTTGGACAAACATTGCAGAAGATCCTGATACATTTATCGCAGAAGCACTGTCTAAATGGGCGTATTCTGATGTAGAAGTAGAAGCGGTAACTAGCAGTTTGATACTTCAAGGACTAACAAATCTTGGTGCAGATTATGGCTGGGGTGGACCTCAGGGGAATGCACAACTGCAGACAAGCAAAGAAAGAAATCTGGCCAATCTAAAAGCAGCATTGATCAATGCTGAAAGCACATTGATAGCAAAGCTTGAAGAAAATAGAATGTGGCTCGATCGTCAGCAAGTATTAGTCAATGTGATAAGAGAAGAACCATCCAATTGGTATAACACAGCTTTAGTGTATGCGCCGGTATCGTATGGTTGGGTGATCGAAAATATTGAAATTGCTCTTCGTGCTTCTGACAGAGATACACAATATGCTCTTATGAATAGCGATATAAGTAACGCCGATGCCTATGCTCAGACCGCTGCCGAAGCTGCATCAGCGGCATTAGAACTAACAATTAATCTTCCCCCACAGATATCAGCGCTCCAGGCTGAGGTTGCCGCAGCATTTGCTAATGGATCTGACGAGTACCATCACATATTAGCAGATGCGACGTCTAGTACATATCTCGCACCTCCTAGCATTGGAGCACTTTCCTATTAACCCTCTAACGAATAAATAGAACTATGGCAATCAACAAAATAGATTTTAACAGAGATGAAGGAGACGGTGGAGCTACTTCTGGACAAGTGGATCGTATTCGTGAAGTACTTGGGATCAATGCTGACGTTGCGATTATTGATGATTTGAATCTAGCTATCACTTCCCGTCTAGCTGTTCATGAAGCAGCGACCTTTGGAGGTGTTCACCCAGCCTCGGCTATAGAACTTACGGACTTTGGTGGGTATAATAACGTTCAGACTGCTCTTACGGCATTATATGCACATATCGATCCATTAGGAGTTAATTATACCCATAAAGCGGTTGCAATATCTTTAGATCTAAATGGCACAGAGCTCATTTTAAAGCCTTATACAGACGCGACTAATTTGAATACTGCTTTGAGCGAATTATTTAGTGGTGTTGAGTTTGTTGAAAATAGTTTGGCTAATCACTTATCTCAAGCGGTATCTCATCCATCTTCTTCAGTAACTTTATCAAATATTAATGGATTAGGTTCTAACAATGTCCAAGACGCTATGGTTATTCTATATCAAAGGATTTCCCTACTTGATTCCGAATATACTCTATCTGAATCTTTGGTTTCAAGTAGTTCAGCTAATATTGATAGACTAATTACGTCACTAGATAGTCTTGAAGCTGATCTTCCCGCTTTAACTTTAAACGTTAATACTCTTCAGGCTGAGTACAATACTCTCGCGTCGGATATTGAAGCATTAGGTAACTTTGCCGCATTGAATCCTATCCGCCCTTTGCATTCTGATGCTACAATTAATATATATGAAGGTGATAGCTCATTACCTGGGTATAACGGTACAAACCCAGCATCCCAATTAATTGAAGCTCTCAAAGCTTTTGATTATATCGCCCCCGGCGTAACGTTGACGATAAAGTTCAAATCGTATTCCGGCCCGGCAGCTTATGGCAAATTTGTCTTTCCTACACCTTTTAGATTGAGTGATTATATTCCATCGGGGCCAGGAACAGTAGTCATTCGAGGTGAAGTGACCCCAGCAGATCAGTGGAGTGCTCCTCTAACGCATCTATATGCGGGATCTGATATTACAACTGGTCGGACAAAGGGCAGCATCTTTGAGATTTCGGGTAAGACTTCGGCCAATCTTATTCTAACCGATCTTGCCTTTATTGGATCGGAATCTACTTCAGGTTTTATTCCAGCCGCAGCTCTACTTCGAGTTACAAAGGGCGCTAGCGCTACATTACATACTCCAATGACTTTCCTAGGAGGTAGTACCCAACTGATGGTTGATATGAATTCGTCAGTAAGACTGCATCCGTCTAAATTAGAAGACTCTACCCACGCATTGTTGCAGTTTTTATTCTTAGCTAACGCTCAGACTGGAATCGATGTAGCCTTTAATAGTTTTGTTCATTTCAACTCTTTAAAGACACCTACAGCTTCTCCATGTGTCTTTAACACTAATGGCCTAACTGGTACGTTTGGGGCAATTGCCACTGCGAAATATATGAGCATGCTACTGTCTGATTACGTCTTTAGAACAACTGATTTCTGGACCGCTAGGGTCTACAATACATTTGCTCAAAGCCAAATCGTTGGTGTAACAACCGATCCAATCACTCAACTATAGCTTTCGATCTCCGGGTGGGAGGTGTTTATGGTGCTCTCCTTATTATAAACAGTTCCCCTCTCCCACCCTTTCCTTCATCTAAGTCCTTGATCGAGCTATACTTAGCTTTATGATCATAAAGGCCATATTTCAGACTATTTTTCAGCATAAGTGCTTGATAGAGCTATACTTAGCAAAAAGACGAAAAATAGTTGTGTACAAACCGTAGAATCTGGTGTAATATGGTTCTATGATGATAAATGAAACAAAGAACACTGCTACGGTACACTCACCCTTTGCCCACGAAGTCCAGAATACGCTTGCTCGTCTTCTGACCAATGAGAACATCCAAGTCCATCGTTCAGCCCAGTATACGACGGCCTTTTGCGATATTGAGAACCGTAAGATTGGCCTGCCGATCGTAATGAACGCCCCTCGGGAAGTATACGACCTGTTCATCGGTCATGAAGCTTCCCATGCGTTGTTCAGTGACATGAAGTCATATAACGAATTCCTTTCACACCCTATCCTTAAGAATCAGCACTCGCTGTACAACATCCTTGAGGATATCCGTATTGAGAAGTTGATCCTTAGCCGTTACCCCGGATTGATCAAGGATTTCTTCCTCGGGTACAAACATCTTTACGAATCTAACTTCTTTGGTGTTGAGTCGAGGACCATTGAGTTGGTCAATACCATGCACATCATGGACCGCCTGAATTTGCTCTCAAAGCTAACCAAAAGGCTGGTAAGCCCCTCCTTCACCGCCGAGGAGCAGAAGCTGGTTGACGAAGCGATGGCGATCATGACTCACGAGCAGCTGATTACGGTTGCTATCAAATTGATGAAGTATATCACCAAGCCAGAGCCTAAGAAGGAAGAGCCCAAGTTCGAGCCTAGCAAAGAGAAGGCTTCAAAGGACGAGCCTAGCGACGAAGTTGATGATGGCACTCCGCCCCAGGCCCAGACAGGTTCTGACGAACCCGAGACTGAGGAAGTCGAAAATACCAACACGACTAGCGATGAGTCGGATGAGTCTGATGATGAGGAATCCGAAAAGACGGATGATGAAGAATCTGACACCCAATCGTTGGGTCCTATAGAGTCTAGCGAGACCGATGAAGCCGATGAGTCGGATGAGACTGGCGAATCGGATGAAGCTGGGGATGATACGGATAAGGACACCGAAAAGACCGATGGCCTTGACGATAACGAAATGCATGGCGAAGAGGGTAAGAATACCGGTGACGTCACTGACGGATCGGGAAGTGATGATCAAGTTGAAGAGATGCCCCCGGAGGAATTCATCTCCTCAACTCAGCAAAACTTTGCGGATAACCTTGCTAAGGGTAATGAGGATTTCGCTAAAAGCGTTTATGCAACCGACTGCGAATTCATCGCTCCGTCCAACGAGCTGATCAGTCAGCATGTAACCCATTGGAAGCAATTGCTGGCAGCTCGGGACCGCGACACATATTACATGGTGAATATCCTGCCGGCCAAGAAGCACTTGGCTGATCGTTATGCCAAATTCACCAATGGCAATAAGAAGCTCTCGGCAATGATTGCTAGCGAGTTTGAGCATAAGAAGGCGGCTTTCCAATATTCCCGTTCAACCATTGCTCGACAGGGTGTGATCAACGTTAACGCTTTGCATCGGTATAAGACGTCGGATGATATCTTCAAATCGATTGCACAGATGGCGAATGCAAAGAATCATGGGATGATATTCCTTGTGGACTTCTCGGGTTCAATGCACAGCACTATCGCTAGTGTTATTGAGAAGACGCTCATCCTCACTGACTTCTGCCGGCTGGTGAAGATCCCGTTTTCGGTGTATACCTTCACATCTTGTCATGCATCTTCTCGTCCTTGTATCAAGAATGCAACGTCATTCATCGCTGCGGATATGGCCCCGGAAGATAACGAATTCGATATGAGGCAGGCACATCTCTGTGAGGTTCTTTCTCATGAGATGAGTGCCCGGGAATATGATCGCGCCAAAAGCGATTTGTATGTTGGTTTGATCGCCACTCATGCAGATTCGATATCTTCCTTTGAGATTATGGGGTCCACACCTTCAAATGAAGCATTGCTTATTGTGGCCTATATCTTCCGTAGCTTCATTGCGAAGACGGGCATTGCTGTACCTTCTTTGATCCTGCTTTCGGATGGTGATGGTTGCGCTCTTTCGCTTTCGAAAGCCAACGTCTATCAGAATGGCCAGCACATCCCAACGGCGTATGGTAAGCTTGGCACCAAGCGTGTCCAGTTTTCATATCCTACCCATGTTTCACAGGTGAATCTGCGCCATCAGCACACTCTGCTTAAGTACATCAAGGAAGAATTTGGCGCTAATACGATTTGCTTCTATATTAGCTCGGGCTACCGCTCACTGCAGAATGTTATGCATCGTCTAAACTCGTTCTATTATTCTGTGAATTCGGGTGCTGCGAAGACACATGTATCACATGCGATCGATATTGCTGCTGTTACATCTACTCTGCGTAAAGAGAAGATCGCAGCTCTTGAAGACATCGCGGGTTTTGACAAATACATTTTCCTGATCGGTAGCTCATCCGTTGCTGATGACAGCACCTTTGGTGATACTACCCTCGCCCCGGATGCTGATTTGAATCGAATCGCCTCGGCCTTCCGATCCTTCGGTAAGGATATCAAGTATCGGAAGCTTTTCTGCCAGGAATTTGTAGATACGGTCTGCAGCCAGTTTTGATTATGCTAGATCTGCATCCTATAGACTGTAGTTTCAGGCTCCTGAGTCACCCTAGAGAGAGCTTTGGTCCAGTCACTGGTATATCTACCCTCGTACGAGCCCAAATGCATTCGAGAGTGACTCAGGAGCCGTCTTTTGGGCCTAAACCTTCCTATACGTATTACGTAGAGGGGTTTCCTACCACGTACAGGCCATCTCTACTCTCTACAACCCTCTCAGGAGCTAGCCATATATTCCCCTTCGTTCGGGCTTCAAACGGTCCTGAGAGTGACTCAGGAGCCGATTTGGCTGGTCCAGAGCCTATTGGGAGTAAACTATTTTCAGAGCTAAACTGGCTTTCTAGGGCCCTTTACACATCTGACCGAAAATAAATGAAAATAATGGTGTACAAACTACTGTAGCTATGATATATTGATTCTATGATAAAGAAAACAAAAACACTGACGGACTGCGTTGCAGCGGACACATTACTCTCGTTTTGTGCAATCCTTACGGACCGCAAGCAGTATCCGATCGCGGCAAGGGCGCAAATCCTGGCTGCGGCTGGCAAGGTTGGCATCGATGAGCGCATCATCTACAAGTATGTGACGCTCCCGAAGTATAAGGCGGCAACCCACCGCCGTGGCTTCTACGATGTGTCTGCAGTGTTCACGATGGTGGATCATGGAGATGATTCAGTTTCGATCACCCTTGCGACACCGTCCACCCCAGAGCCGGTGCTGCCCAAGCGGCCGACGTTCAAGGCCAAGCAGCTGGACATGTCCCAGATGCATCACAACGCGACGGAGGAGACCACCTACATCCCCGAGACTGACCCGCATTACGTCAAGTGGGGCCATCACACCCCGATTGAGAAGATCCTCAAGTCGGGAATGTTTTTCCCGGTGTATGTGGCTGGTCCGTCCGGCAATGGTAAGACCATCATGGTCGAACAGATCTGCGCCAAGCTTGGCCGCAAGTTCATCCGCGTCAACCTCTCGCCGGAAACGGATGAAGACGACCTGATCGGTGGCTTCCGTCTGCAGGACGGGAACACAGTATTTTCCAAGGGCCCGGTAGTTCGGGCTATGGAAGAGGGTGCCGTCCTCCTGCTCGACGAGATTGACCGTGCCACGAACAAGATCATGTGTCTGCAGTCAGTCCTCGAAGGCAAAAACGTTTTGCTGAAGAAGATCTGCGAGACGGTCTACCCAGCTCCAGGCTTCACGATCGTGGCTACGGCCAATACGACCGGCCGTGGCGATGATGGCGGCCGCTACACTGCAGCCAGCCTGATGGATGAGGCGTTCCTGGAACGCTTTCCGATTATCGTCAAGCAGCCGTTCCCATCCCGTGCAATCGAGATGAAGATTGTGCTGCAGTCAATGGAGCGCTATGATGTGGTCGATGCTGACTTCGCCAATAAGTTGGTGGACTGGGCCAAGATCATCCGCCAGACGTATGATGCGGGTGGTATTGATGATCTCATCTCGACCCGCCGGTTGGACCATGCTGTGAAGACGTACAGCATTCTGCAGGATCGTACTGCAGCGATCGCCCTGATCACCAATCGGTTCTCGGAAGAGACTGCCCAGGCGTTCGGCGAGCTCTATGCGAAAATTGATGCTGGTGAGAAGCTCTTCACCGACGAACAACTTGCGGAAGATCCTCTGGACCTCACCATCGAGAACGAGTAAGCCATTCAATCACAACAACACAAGGAGAGAAAACATGTCTATGAAAGACAAAAATGGTAAGCGGCTATTTAACGCGCCCAACAACGAGGAAGGCCGGATGTTTTGCAAGCTGCTGACTAAGTTCCGCAACCCGCAGAGAGTAAAGCGTTTCCGCTGGCGTGGCCGCGGACCCAATCGTCCCATCCGAACATTCGCAGGGGATCTGGCTATTGGCAATGCCGAATGGTTCGCGGTCTATGCAGATAAGGTGCGCGTATGATAGCTCAGCTTATGCATTACTGGATCCTGGCTCTTTGCGCAGTCATTTCGTTGGGTTCGGCCATCTGGCTCACATCTCTTGCGATGGTTGCGACACAGAATGCCTTTATGGGGCTTAAGCAGAACCCGAGAACGTTGGTCAATCTGAATGGGAACTATATCGCTATGACAATCGCTTGGATGATCTTCGCAACGTTGAAGTTCATCCTCAACCTCGCAATAAATTAATGGTGTACATTTACCGTACTGTATGGTATAATGGATCCATTCTTTCAAATAGAAAGAGCAAAACACAGAAATGAGAACAATGAAATTATCAACTGAAACGTTGAAGGTGCTGCAGAATTTCGCGACGATCAATCCGAATATTGTAGTGGAGGAGAAGACCAAGTTGCTGAAGACCGTGTCTGAAGCGAAGAACATCATGGCGATTGCAGAGATCAGCGAAGATATCTCAGCCTCGTTCGGTATCTACGATCTGAACGAATTCCTGTCTGCCACCCGTCTGATCGATAAGCCGACGTTTACGTTTGGCGATCAGATGATCGAGGTCAAGTCAGAATCGGGTACAGAAGGCCTTGACTACTTCTGCTCAAATCCCGAGATCCTCACTCACCCCAAGAAGGACATCAAGGATCCCACGTATGAGGTATGTGTGGTACTCAGTGATGCGCAGATCACCCAGATTAAGAAAGCTGCTTCAGTCCTCGGGTGCGAAACCGTATCCTTGACTCATGAAGCTGGTGACAGCAAGATCTGGGCGGTAGTATCTGATCCGACTAATAAGTCGTCAAATGCTTATCGGCTTGAGATTGCCGACGGGCCAGACTATGTGGACATCCCCGTCTTTTCGTTTGATTACATGATCAGCAATCTTAAGATTGTGTCAGGTGATTACACAGTATCGCTCAGCTCGCGGCGGATCAGCAAATGGGCGTTGATCAATGCGGGATCAATTACGTACTGGATTGCTCTTGAAAACTCGAGCAGCTATGACGCATAACAACAACAAAGAAGGAAAACAGAACATGTCCAATACACCAAAGGTTGATGCTAATCAGCCAGCTCTTCGGGCTATCCCCGAGGATCTAATCATCAACGCACTGAAGTGCATCGATGCAGCTTGTAAGCGTGGAGCTTTCCACGGCGGCGAGATGAGCACGGTTGGTCACGTACGTGATAACCTCTATGCTTCGGTGGCTGACGTCATTGATGCAATGATGGCTGAACAGCAGGCTCAGGCCGATGCGCCTGAAGTAGAGCTGGGTCCCGATGACAACCACGCTGTCGCCGAGCCCGGTGAGCCCGGAGTACCTGGCGATGCTATGCCGGATGGTGCTGTAGGTCCCGATGGTATCGAGCCAGCCGTGGATAACGTCATCCAGTTTCCCGGTAAGCAGTAAGCACGAAAGCATAGGCAAAAGCATATGAACAATACATTATGGAGCGAGTTTTATCGCCCGAAAAACATCAGTGATTGTGTCCTCCCAGTTGATATTAAGTCAACGTTTGAGAAGATGGTATCACAGGGCAGTATTCCTAATATGCTTTTGACGGGCAGCCACGGTCGAGGAAAGACTACGGCTGCCCGGGCCTTGTGCGATCAGTTAGACCTTGACTATATTCTGATCAATGGGTCAGAAGACAGCGGGATCGACGTTCTTCGTACGAAGCTTCGGCAATTTGCATCTACCTGTTCAATGTCAGGTGATGGGAAGCCTAAGGTGGTTATCCTTGACGAGGCTGACAATTTGAATGCAGTCTCAACACAACCAGCTCTTCGGGGATTCATTGATGAATTCTCAAAGAATTGCCGGTTCATTTTTACCTGTAACTATCCTAATAAGATTATTGCACCCATTCGTGATTCTCGTCTGACAAAGATTGATTTTAAGATCAATAAGAAAGACATCCCGGCTCTGGCTATGACGTTCCATAAACGCATGTGCAAGATCCTAGATGAGAATAACATCAAATACGACATTAAGCTGGTGGCCGAAGTCGTAATGATGTATGCGCCAGATTGGCGACGGGTTATTAGCGAGTGTCAGATGCATTCGCTTGGAGGTACCCTTGCACCTACCGCTTTGAATTCGATGTCTGATCAGAGTTTCAGTACGCTGATCGGGTATTTGAAAGATAAGAACTTCAAGGAGATGCGGAAGTGGGCAGGTCTAAATTCTGATTTAGACTCGGCCATTATCTTTCGAAAGATTTATGATTCGTTATCAGTGTCGGCAGAACCCAGCACTATACCGATCGCTATTTTGATCATTGCTGAGTATCAGCATAAGGCTGCATTTGTAGCCGACCACGAGATCAATATCGTAGCATGTCTCACCGAGATCATGCGCGACGTTAAGTGGAACTAACAACGAGAAGAAGAGAGAAAAGACCATGAGTACTATTGTAGCCAAATCCCTCCGCCAGCTGCGGAAGAACCCCACCGCCAAAGTGCCTGAGCACGCGTGCTCAAACTGCAAGTGCAAGCGGTATTCGCCGTGCACTTGCGCGATCAAGTCCGGCTTTGTGCCGCGGAATAAGTAATGGCTAAGCTCTCTCCATTTGATTTTGTAGAGAGTATCGTTACTCGGGACAAACCAGACCTTATGGCTCTTGATCCCGAGAACGAGAAAGCCTATCTGCCGTTTATTATTAATCGGCAGTTTTCATATTTTGCAGACATTGTCCTTACAGCTAACTCAATGAATGAGTTGGGTAAGATTGATAAGCGTCTTCAGTATGATTTCTATCGTTCTATGGTCCGCCCCGGCAAGCGGTTTGCTAAGTGGCTTAAGCCCGAAGCGAATGATGACGTTAACATGTTGGTTGAATACTACAGCATCAACCGGCAAAAGGCAGAGGCTGCTCTTAAAATTCTAACACCCGCAGCGTTGAAAGAGATTCGAGCGAAGCTTTCTCGGGGAGGAATCGCGAAAAGATAAATAACTCAGTTAGCATTGGGCTAGCATTATAGTGAGTTATTGCCATGAGCGAATACGTAGATCAGTCAATCATATCTTGGTCCCCTTCAGATATGATTGAAGTTATCCTTGCAGAACCCGATGATTTTCTTAGGATTAAGGAAACCCTTACTCGCATCGGCGTCTCTTCCCACCGCGAAGAGAACACACTCTTTCAGAGTTGTCACATCCTCCACAAACAAGGACGATACTTTATCGTCCACTTCAAAGAGTTATTTTTACTTGATGGCAAATACAGCACCTTTACAACCAACGACAAAGAACGGCGGAACACTATCGCAATGCTTCTTTCGGATTGGGGCTTGCTTGAATTATCTGACCGCAGTAAGATTGCGTCGGCCGCGTCGCTCAAACAAATTAAGATCATTCCATTTAGAGACAAATGCAAATGGGTTCTTAAAGCTAAGTACACGATTGGCGCTCCTCCTCGTTAAAACATTTTGTTGTGTACAAATGTCTTCGACTGTGTTATAGTAGATCTATGAACAGTGAATTTTATACATCAATAGCGCGACAGGGAAACAGCCTGCTTTATTGCGGCTACGATAGAGATGGCGAGAAGCTCCAAAAGCGAATCAAATTTAAGCCCAAGGTATTCCTCCCAACAAAGGACGGCGCAAGCGCTGGACCGTGGAAGTCAATATTTGGCACAAACCTTCGAGAAGTCGAGCTCGAGTCTATGACCGAATTTCGAGACTTCCTTGACAAATATAAGCACGTACCCAATTTCGAAATATATGGTACCGACCGGCATATCACAGCGTTCACTCAGGAAAAGTTCCCGAACAAAGTTGATGTTGACCGCCGCTTTATCAATATAGCCAACATCGATATTGAGACAGCTATTGGTGATGGTTTCCCAGATCCCGGCATTGCGGATCAAGAGATTCGTTCTATCACAATGAAGCTTTCCCGTGATGACGTGTATTACGTCTTTGCGTATAAAGCTGACTACACACCCCACCGTTCCGATGTAACGTTCATCCAATGCAAAAACGAAACGGATATGCTAAATCGGTTTTTGGATCTGTGGCAAATGCCATTCTATCGGCCGGACGTTATCACAGGGTGGAACACACTCTTTTTCGACGTACCGTATATTGTGAATCGTATTGAGAAAGTTTTGGGTGAGGGATCCGCTAAGCTTCTATCACCCTGGAAGCTTGTTCATGCCCGAGAAGTTAAAGTGTTTGATCAGCCTCGGCAGACATACATTATCGAAGGCATCCAACAGTTAGACTATGTGGATCTCTTTAAGAAGTTTGCTTACACCTATGGCAATCAGGAATCATACACGTTAAATCATATCGCCCATGTTGTTTTGGACGAAACCAAGCTTGATTATTCGGATGTTGGTAACCTCAATGATCTCTATGATAAGCACTTCCAGAAATTCATTGAGTATAATATCAAGGACGTCGAACTCGTCGACCGTTTGGACACCAAGCTAGGCTTCATTGACATTTGCTTTACGCTAGCTTATATGGCCGGCACAAATTATTCGGATGCTCTGGCTACCACACCGATCTGGGATGGTATCATCTATCGTCGCTTATGCGAGAACAATATCCTGCCGCAACTCACGTTGGGAAGCAAAGTTACTGGATCGTATGCAGGAGGATATTGCAAACCGCCGCAGATAGGTATGCATGACTGGGTGATGAGCTTCGACTTCAATTCGCTGTATCCATCACTCATCATTCAGTGTAACATGTCAACCGAGACTCTATTGCCCAAGCATGATCTGAATGTTTCGGTTCAGGCAATGATTGATGGAACGTACAAAGTTACTAAACCAAATGTTGCAGTGGCTGCTAATGGCGCCCAGTTCAGGACAGATAAGGTTGGGATGATCCCAATGATTGTCTCGGAGATGTATGCCAAGCGTAAAGAGCTCAAAGGTAGCATGAATAAGGCCAAGCGTGAGCGGGAAGATATCCTGAACGAACTGAGCTTGCTGGAAGCCGTATAATGGTATTGGCGGTCGCCGTTTATACTCTAATCATTTGACAGATGAAACATTATATTTACGAGATGGTGAAGCTATTCCAATGGGATTTGTCCAAGGCATAACTCCTTCCGTTAAACAGCGTCAACTATTGCAGCTTTGTAAACCGCGCTCTCTAAAGCATGTGAAGTGCCCTCATTGTGGTGTTGAAGGCAGTGGTGGTAATATGACTAGGTATCATTTTTCAAACTGCAAAAATACCAGTGTACATGCTTAATGAATTGTGGTATAATGGTTCTCTAATGAAAGGTAGTATGAATAAAGAAGAAAGAATAGCAGAGCTGCGATTGAAGATACATACTCTCGATGCTAAGATTGAGTTGTTCTCTAATCAGCAGATGGCTTACAAGATCCTAAAATAGTGGGACCGTGAGCAGCGATGCTCATGTTAACACCGTGTGAATTCAGTGAAGGCTGTCAAATGCTAATACTGAGCCAAGCCACAAAGTGGAAGGTGCAACGACTATCCGCAAGGAGTACATTCAAGTGAATGGAAGCGCTCGGCAACTCAATGAGTTGAAGATATAGTCTGATCTCATATGAAAATATGAGCTGGGGAAATCCCGGGAATACCGTAACGCAGTATTTTGAACTCAATGATTAAATAGCCTCTACGGAGCTTTAGCCTCCAAATACTTTCGGTATTTCGATCTGCGAATAGCCGAGGGTATCACCCTAACAGGCCAAGCTGTCATCCAGCATGCTGAACGAGTCATTAACGCAAAGCTTAATGAGTTCCTTGGCACAAGCGATGTAGATCGTGTTATTGCCATCGATACTGATTCGCTCTACATCAGCGTTAAGGATGTTATATCGAAATTCAAGCCAAAGGATCCTATCAAGTTCCTTAATGAGTTTGGTTCTCGATTCATATCTTCGATCTTTGATGAAGCGTTTTCAAAGTTTGCAATTGATCATGGCGCTATCGAAAATCGGATGTTCATGGCTCGGGAAGTAATTGCTAATCGAGGTATCTGGGTAGCTAAGAAGCGCTACATCTTAAATGTGCTTGATAGTGAGGGGATTACTTTCGCCGAGCCTAAGATCAAGATGATGGGTGTTGAAAGCGTGAAGTCATCTACACCTCAGATATGCCGGACAGCGATGAAGTCGATCTTTAGAGTTATTATGAATGAGGATGAGCTTGCGGTTCAAACTGCAGTGGCTGAGTTTAAGCAGAAGTTCTTTGCAGCTCGGGTACACGAGATAGCTTTCCCCCGGTCAGTATCTAACGTGGTGAAGTATGCTAATCCCACCTCGATATATGTAAAGGGAACACCAATGCACTGCCGGGGCGCTTTGATGTATAATCATTTTCTAAAGGAAAAGAAGCTTCGGAAGTTCCGCACAATATTCAATGGCGATAAGATCAAATTCGTATATCTTAAGGTGCCCAATCCGATTGGCGAAAATATCATTTCGTTTCCCGATGACAAATTACCCGATGAGTTTGGTTTGAATCGCTTCATTGACTATGAGTTGCAATTCACAAAGACATACGCTGATCCGATTCAGAGCATCCTAGATGCAGTGGGTTGGAACATCGTACATCAGTCCACCTTAGAGGATTTCTTTATCTAATGATTGAGTTAACGATATTCAGATCTATCCACGATAACAAGACACATAATCGTGTTGAGTTTGGGACATGGCCGAAGTTTGTTGCTGCGCTCTTTGAGATGAGTAAGGTTCCTGCCTATAAGCCTGCGAAAGACGAAAGGCCGGGGCCCGGCGCGGCCGTTCTGATTTCTCCAGCACAATATATGCCCAATACTACCCGAGCTAATGCTAATGTTACGTACTGGGGAGGTTGGGTTGCTTTGGATATCGATAACTACAGCGGATCGTTCAAGGAAACTCTTGAGATGTTCAAAGATTACGATGGTGTTTGCTATTCCTCAGCTTCATCAAGAAGAGAGCATCCAAAGTTTAGGATTATTTTGCGGTTAACAGAAACTGTACCGGTCGAAAAGATTCGGCGCTTTTGGTTTGCTCTTAATCGGGAATTTGGTAATGTAAGCGATCCACAAACCAAGGATCTGTCGAGGATGTATTACGTTCCCGCGCAGTACCCAAAGGCGTTCAATTTCATTTTCAAGCTTGGAGGCACGAAGATAGTAGACCCAACGAGGTTTATGTCCACCCACCCATTCGTCGAGCCGGCCCAAGATTTCTTGTCTAAGCTTCCCGAAAGCGTCCAGCGAGAAGTGATGAAGCAAAGAGAATCGTCATTGACAAATGTGAGTGTGTCATGGACATCATATCGAGATTGTCCATTCATTAATCGGAAACTGCTTAAGGAATTCGAAGCCATAGCTTTTCAGGACGGCTCGGGTCGTTATAGCCTCTTCTACAAGATAATGACGTCTATCGCCGGTGCTGCAGTTCGGGCGAAGTATCCTATCACGCCTTCAGATATCGCCACCCTCATGCTGCAGATTGATTCTGACTTTGGCGGACGGTATAAAAAGCGGTCTTTAGAGGTAGAAGCGGCTAGGGCAATTAGCTTTGTTTTGAGGAGCTCATGAGTCATTTCCAGTCACTCTCAGGACCGTTTTGGCCAGTCCAGAGGTATATTATCCATCGTACGAGCCCAAATGCACTCCAGAGTGACTCAGGAGCCGTAGAAGCCACTACGCCCATCAATGGTTACACACAGTGGTCATTTTTGAATAAAAGAGTGTACAAATAAGCTCACCTATGGTATATTAGTATCATGATTAAGAAGAGGACAGTGAAGGTGTGGTTGGACGATGTCCGCCCAATGCCTAAGGAGTTTGACATCCATGTTAAGACGTATGACGAGGCAATAGCAGTAATGGCGCAGCTTCGGGTGCTTTGGAGCAGATTGATTGGACTGTTCACGGCGCTAATTCCGTAGGTGCAGCGAGAATTACAGCTGCTCTGGCGTCAGCAGACCGGTGCTTGGCATTCTGAGAGAAAACGATAAGTAATATATGAAGTTATCAACAAACGACCAATTTATGATTCTCGATAAAGCTACACAAAGGTTGGCTTATCCTAAACACAGCTTCAGTAGGAAGTCTGCTGCTATAGCGTACTTATCGGGAAAACATAAAGGCATGAAACCACATCAAGCTGATCTGCTGTACGATATTAAGAGTGTATACGAAATATTGCAAAACGCAGTAATGAACAATGAACAATGAAAGAGAAATATGTCATACGAAGATAGAAATATAACGTCCATTCCCGATACCTTGGCTGATGCCGCTGAGTATCTTAACAATCAGCTTTCGATCATCTCTGATGTCGTCGATATTGCCCCGGATCTCACAGCGCAGATCATTGGCGCTTGGGCTGATTATCATGCGAAGCTGAGTGATAGTGTCAACGCATATTTTGATATGGATGATGTCATCAACACCCTGATCTATCTGCGGGGTTGCGATGAGTATCGGGCTGATGCGTTCAGCGAAGTAATTGAGGATCTGGCTGATAGTTGCCAGATGCTGTAATAGGAGAGGTGAAAAATGTCAAGAGACTGGTTTAGTGATATGCGGGATATGCACCGGAAGTTCGGTGTACGAGATTGGGTGCTAGCAGCTGTAGAGCGGGGTGATAAACCTTTGCTTCAAAAGTATATTGCATTCCGTCTTTTAATGATCAATGAGGAGCTGGCCGAGACCTTCTCAGCAGCTATGGTTCAGGAAAACCCTGAAGAAGTTGTGGATGGACTTATTGACCTATGTGTATTTGCGATCGGCACTCTTGAGTTGCTGGGTGTGGATGCTCATAAGGCGTGGGACGAAGTCTATGCCGCTAACATCTCTAAGAGCATCGGTGTTAAAGAAGGCAGGACCAATACCTTTGGCCTTCCGGATTTAGTGAAGTCTGAGACATGGCAACCGCCTTCTCATGAATCTAATCATGGTGATCTTTCGGCGATATTCGGAATGAATGAGGAGGTAATATGAAATTCGATACAGGCAAATCTGCGATCCATTTAATTCCGCCAGAGTGCATCCTTGCGATCGGCGAGGTTTTTGCAATGGGCGCCAAGAAATATGGTGAGAACAACTGGCGGCATGATACTGGTAGGACTACATACGGCCGTACGTATGCATCAATTCAGCGGCACTTGCTAGCGGATCGTATGGGTGAGGATCTTGATTCAGAATCTGGCCTTCCACATCTTGCCCACGCAATGACGCAACTTTGTATTCTGATGATTCAGAAGAAGCAGTCACCCGAGATGGACGACCGTTGGCCAAAGCAGCCCGGTCCAATTGATATGGGGATGAGCAAGCATGTGCCTGTTCAACCAAAGATTGAAGCAACTCCAGTTACTATTGGTGATTTGGTGGGAATAGAAGAGGGGATGACATGTTAATCACACAAGATATACGCAATCATTTTATTGCAGAACTCGCTGCTGAACACTTCACAATCGATCGTAATGGAAGTAAGACCATCGAAATGATCGGAGCATCATTCCTTGCAGATGCAAATTGCATTTTTGGTTTTCCTAACGTCGACTATATCAAAGCAGAGATTGAATGGTATACCCGAGCGATCCCGAATGTGAATATATTCAAAGAGTTGTATGAGATCGTGCCGAAGGCCTGGATCTCAACTGGTGATCCTTTTGGCGCTGTCAATTCGAATTATGGTGAATTGGTCTATAGTCCCAAATATCATCGGCAATTTGTTCGAGCATGTGACGAGCTGATTCAGAATCCTGACTCTCGTCGGGCTCAGATGGTGTATAATCGGCCATCTATCTGGACAGAATATAACGAAGGCGGCAAGAACGATTTCATTTGCACCAATGCTCAGACAATGTACATTCGGGATGGTAAGCTACATATGGTTTGCCAGATGCGCAGCAATGACGCACTTTGGGGATACGCAAATGATTACGCCTGGGCCAAACATTTGATGAGCGAAGCTGTCAAGGTTATCAATCATGTAACCGAAGCAGAGATCCCAATTGAGATTGGTGATTTGCACTGGCAGGTGATGAACCTCCACGTGTATTTTAGGCACTTTGATTTGGTGAAACAACACATGTAAACTTGCCGGTACAAAGGGTGCTTGTTTAAAGTTAGGAAGCATCATGGATTTGGAGAAGTAAGTCGAAAGCTTAAAGGCAGAATAAGCCCAACTACGGGCATGAAATTCGGCCCTCCTTCTGAAGAAACACGCCGCAAAATATCAGAAGCGACAAAGGATAAAAATAAAAATAATGCATCAGGAAAAATGGGGCAATATTGGAAAGGTAAAACCTCGCCAAATTCAAAGGGACTTTATTGCATTGGTTGTCATCAACAATTTGCACCGTCTCGCGCAGATCGCCACAATAAATGCGTGAAAGAATTTTACCAGAAAGTTAATAATGCATAGTATGGACAAAGACAGAGTAGTTGTTTATTCCCCGAAGTGGGATAAGAGATTCGTGGATCTGGCGAAGCATATTTCGTCGTGGTCTAAAGATCCTTCGACTCAGATCGGCGCTGTCATCGTCGATCCAAAGACTCAGAAGGTTTTGAGTATGGGTTATAATGGCTTCCCTGCCGGAATTCATGATACCTACGAACGTTTGAATGACAGGCCACTGAAGCATTCGTTGGTTGTGCACGGTGAAATGAATGCCATATACAACGCTGCGGCGTGTGGAGTTCTTTTATCCGGCGCGACTATCTATGTGCAAGGCTTACCAGTATGTAATGAATGTGCTAAGGGAATTATCCAGGTTGGTATTCGACGAGTCGTAATCCGCCACGCCTTTGATGTACTCCCTGAACCATGGAAGACCTCAGCCGAACAAAGTGAAGCATTATTAAATGAAGCGGGAGTTGATATAGAATATTATGAAAGGTAAAATGAAAAAGAAAAATGTAGTTCTTCTACTTGGTCGAGGAACCGAAGGCTGCGGTGTAACAAAATTCACTCTTGAGCAAAATCGTTGGCTTACCGAAAACGGGTACACCACGACAATTTATTCGTTATCGGATAAGACGTGGACTCGTAAGGACGCTCATGATAACACATGCATTGAGTTAGTCAAATTCAAAGACGACGTGGTTTGCGATAAAGTCATTGAAGCTTGCAACAAGGCTGACTATGTACTCGTTAACTCCTTGCCGTCTAAGGGCCACCCGCCTGAGGCCATCAAGAACTTTGCACGATTGCTAAAGAGTCTTAAGGTCCCTATGGTGCTAGTGCAGCTTGATCATATGTCAGCATCCATTGCTCGAAACGAATGCTTGAACGAAGCAATAGATGCTGCTAAGGTGTTGTTCTCTCTTAGTCCTACTAATGATTTTGGTGAGTATGTGATTGACTATAAAGGAGTTGGGCAGCTGAGTAGCTTCTTCGGTGATGATGAAGTTGAGATTTTTGACTTCCAGCCGGGATGTTATTTTGATACCATCCGCGACAAATACTGGAAGGACATCAAGGAGCAGGATTCAAAGCGGCATTGTCTCCCTTGTCGTACAACAAGCTGGAAGGGTTACAACCAGATGTTTTCATTCCATGAGAATTATTTGCGGGCTCATGCTTGTCTAACGATGCTTGAAGGCATTGAGAGATCCCCGGCATACCTAGGCTTCAAGGAGATCGGCCCATTTGAAGGTCACATCCAAAAGGACGATTCACCTCTTACTGTGGATTTGAGTACGAAGTATGGTGCTGAGCTTCAGGTCTTCGGGCCTTATGTTCAAGCTGATATGCTAGAGCGTATGTCAAAGACAGCATTCGGATATCAACAGACGATATTCAAGCAGCGCTATCTGGCCCGTGCTTTAGAGTACACCCACTGCGAAGTGGTTGCGGTTGGTGCATTACCTGTATTCCGAGAAGACTTCGGCCGCCGTTGTCATCATCGTATTAGTGGCTTGCCTTTGACTGAATGTAAAGATACCGGCACTGTCTGGTTATCTGAGACGCATGAGGATATGGTAACAGCCTTTCTCTTGATTAAGAAGCTTGAGAAGGACTTGAAGATGCGGGATGAGTGGCGCCACATGGCCTACGAATTCTATAAGGGCCACCAAGATGCGAACTTCACGTTTGCAGAAATGATTGCTACTGCGGAGGCTAAAATTGCGAGTTAAACATGCTGCTATAGTCCCCCTAATCGGGGGTATGCCGATTGCATCTGAGCACGTCTTTGGTGCACCTCCTGAATATGTTCTATCGTATTCACCATTTGCTGCTAATGACGCTCAGTACCGAGCTTATCGACCCAATGTTCCGTACATGCCAATTGATAAGAATGAGGCTAAGTCATTCAAACTTGCGCCAGTTGATATTGTGTCAACCCTCTGCCCATGCGCAGGGCTATCTTCATTATCACCATCGGCTGCTGCAGAGTCGACTACAAATGATTGGATGACAATTACGGCTAAGTATGTTCTATCTGAACTAGAGCCGAAGGTCTTCTGGGGTGAGAATGCTCCAAGGCTTGCATCTAAGATGGGTGAGCCTACAGTCAATAAACTGCGAGCAATTGCAGAGGCTAATGGATATACATTCTCATTGTATAAGACGAAGTCAATTCTACATGGTCTTAGTCAGGTGAGGGATCGGTCGTTCTATTTCTTCTGGCGGGGCGATAAGATTCCGCATTTCAAATACTTCAATCGCGAGCATGAAAAGATCGAAGATGCTATCACAAAGGCGTTTGTGTCTGATGACGATCCGATGAATGCTCTAGCAAATTCTAAGACTCCGAGCAAGGATCCCTACTATCAATTCATCCGCGAAAAGATATATCCCAATATGTCTCATGCTAAGATTGTGTCGAAGGTTAAACGCTCAATCAACGGGATGTCACTCATTGAGGAAGCGGGTTTTACTTACAACGAAATCGCTGAATGGATGGATGCTCATTCATATACTAAACTAGCGAATCGATGTCGGGAGATCCACATCAAGCTTGCAGCAGGCGGTAATGTCATGCGTAAGATTCTTGAGTTTCCCGCAGATTACATTGGAGCTTTTGTGGGCCACATGCCAACGCAGCTTATGCATCCGACGGTTGACAGATATCTTACAATCCGAGAGTGCTTGAACATCATGAAGATGCCCAGAGATTTCATCCTTCAGGGTGGTCTTCGAAACATCAACATGATTTGCCAGTCAGTTCCAATCACAACAGCAGAAGATATTGCTAATGAGATCTTTGAACATCTAAAGGGCAATCGCGATACGACAACGACGTCATTCCTAGTGCAGGATAATAAGAAGCAGGCTTCGTCGGCAGTTCCGACTGGAGCAACAATTGACGAATTCTTCGAATAAGGAGTATTATGTTTATTACATTTGAAGGGCCGGAAGGCTGTGGAAAGACAACGCAAGTTAGTCATTTAGTAGAACGCTTATTGTCCGTTGGGTACGATGTTGTTCGGCTGCGGGAGCCAGGTGGAACCCCACTTGGAGAAGCACTTCGAAATATTGTCCAGCACGATTTGGTGGGATCTGATATTTCTCCTCGTGCCGAGACACTGTTGTTTGAAGCCTCGCGCGCGCAACTAGTATATGAAGTCATTAATCCTGCAATAGAACGAGGAGCGATTGTAGTATGCGATCGATTTATTGATTCGACATTGGCATATCAGGGCTATGGTCGGCATTTTAAGCTCGATACGATTTCCGCCCTTAACGCGTTTGCAATTGATAACGTCTATCCGACGCTTACCTTTATGTTAGAACTAAATACCGAAGATGGGTTCGAGCGCATCAGTCGCAATAGACCAGATGGCGCACCTCTAGATCGTATGGAACGAGAAGGCCTTGAGTTTCACAAGCGTGTAAATGATGGCTATCGTCAATTAGCTCAACATACCGACCGCAACCGCATGGTTATAATTGATGCAAGTCAAACGATCCCAACCATTCATACACTCATTTGGGAGCGTGTCATGGAAGAACTAATTTTTGATCATAACCTTCCTTGCTCTAGGCCCATTACAATTGAAGCTCCTCTCCCCCAGGGGTTTACACATATTCGAAAATAATGGTGTACATTTGCTAGCATCTATAGTATAATGGATCCATAATAAAGGAAGATTATGATTTACGATACACTTACAGATTATTTGCGGAAACACCCTAACGGGACTCACGGGCAGTACATGAAGTATCTGAGCAAGCTTGCTACAGATAACGCTGCGGCATATTACTCGGGGGCAGAGGTTGTTGAGGATTCTGATTTTGATGATCTCATTGCCCACATCCGTGCAATTGACCCGAATGCTGCAGTGCTTAAGCAAGTCGGTGCACCGAATACGTTCGGAGATGATGTTGTCCACAGTTCACCAATGGGATCCTTGGCTAAGTGCAAGACGTTACCCGAGGTTGAAAAGTGGATGACTGATATGAAGGCCGAAACAATTGACATCAGTCAGAAGATCGACGGCCTCGCCATAACCATCACATACGAAAATGGTGAGCTCGTCAAGGCTGCTACCCGAGGCGATGGTGCTGTTGGGCAAAACATCACCGAAAACGTGAAGATGATTGATGGTATTCCCCACAACCTCGGCTGGGCTCCGGGCGGCGGCGCCGCCCTGCCGGGCGGCGGCGCCAAGCTTGAAATTCGGGGTGAAGTGTATATGCGGAAGTCTGTGTTTCGGGACATAAACGAAAAGCGTGCCAAGCTGGGTACACCTCTCTTTAAGAATCCCCGGAATGCTGCGGCAGGATCACTGCTTAATAAGAATCCCAATATTACTAAGAAGCGAAAGCTTTCGTTTTTGGCTTATGGCGATCCCATTTCGCGGTTGTACACACCATACGTCCCAATGTTCTCGGTTAAACGTGCTGACATTCCAAAGTTTATTGCTGACCAAGAGCAGAAGCGTCCCCAGCTAGATTATGCGATCGACGGTCTGGTGTTCTCAATGCCGTATGATGTAGTGCAGACAATGGGGATGACCAGCGGGTGTCCCAATGGGATGCTTGCCTTCAAGTTCCCACCCGAGCGGCTTACATCAGAAGTGATCGACATCTCGTATCAGCTTGGTCGAACCGGGCGTATTGCACCAGTTTGCAACATCAAGCCAATCTTACTGGATGGATCAATGATTGCTCGTGCCACTTTACATAACTGTGCTAATGTCATGAATCTGGACATCGGCCCCGGTGCTATCGTTGAGATTGCAAAGGGTGGCGATATTATTCCGCAGGTTATGAAGGTTGTCACCCGCGGTCTTGAAGCCATTTTGCCTAAGCTGTGCCCAAGCTGTAATGCTGAATTGATTTGGAGCGAAACCGAAGTTGATTTGCTATGCGAAAATCCTTTATGCCCCAACCAGTTCAAGGCCTTCTTGAATTATTGGATTAAGCTGATGGACATTGAGGAAATCGGGCCCAAGGCCATTGATGCTCTTTATGAGTCAGGCAAGGTAAACTCAATCCCCGACTTGTTGAACCTCTCTAAGAGTGATCTCCGAGGGATTTTCGGTATGGGATCAAAATCTACGACGATCTTCAAGAATCTTTCAGCACTTAAGGAAGTGCCTTTGTGGAAATTCCTGTGTGGTCTGGGTATCCCTGAGCTCGGCAAGTCGACCAGTAAGCTCGTTGCTGCCGAATTCAAGACGTTGAATAACCTGATGGGTTACGTATTTGGGATCGAGACAGAATCGTGCTTCGAGCACATTGCTGGTATCGGAAGTACGTCAAGCAAATACATCTTTGATGGCCTTCGGAAATCAGTAGACCTTCAGTTTGAACTTCAGAAGGTGCTTAAGGTTCTTTCGGTTGAAGACGCATCGTCCCCGGCCGGTAAACTTAATGGGATGTCTTTCTGCATCACTGGCGCTTTGCCTTCAGGCCTGAAGCGTTCGGTTGTTGAGGATATGATTAAGAAGGCTGGAGGTGAGCTTAAGAGTGTTAGCAAGGGATTAACATATCTGATTCAGGCTGACGCTTCTAGTACGAGTGGGAAAACAAAAAAAGCTGTTGCACTTGGTGTCGAGATTATCGACGAAACTATGTTGAACAAGTTGCTGCAGTAAGGAATATATTATGATTGATGTGATTTATTTGGATGTTGATGGTGTCCTCGGCGATTTTATATCTACAGCATTTGTCTGGCATGGTATTGAACCTGGCACTATTGCATGGCCCAGAGGTGAAAGCGATATGGCCAAGGTTCTTGGAATCAGCAACAAGGAATTTCTTGATGGTATTGATGATGAAGACTTCTGGGCTAACATCTTTCTCGCCCCCGGTGGACCAGAAATCTTTGCAGCTGTTACCAACTTCGCTAAACAGTATAGCGTTGATGTGGTAATTGCCTCACAATATCCGATGGGTTATAGAGCGAACTTTGAGCTTGGTCGGGAAACATGGTTAGCACGGCATGGATTTGATACGATTCCTCGAACATATAATTGCTCATCGCAGACTAAGGTTCACCTCGCTTCTCCTACAGCATTGCTCATAGATGACATGGATGACAACTGCGAGTATTTCCGCCGCGCTGGAGGAATGACGTTCCAACCCGCCCGAGAATGGAATCGCTTTCATTCGATTAGAGGTACTCATAATAATTTTGAGGTGGACGAGGTTGAGGTTCTAACTGACGCTCTTCTTGCATATCATGTCTGTCGGCAATTTGAGGCGCAGAGATGATTACTGATAATGTTAAGCATAAGTGGACAAAGGTCGATAATGATCATTTACTGCAATCAACTGTAACTATTAGCGTATCATCACTGCTTTCAGAAGAATTGCTAAATGTAGAAGCTGTTAAGTCAGAAATCGAAAAGATGCATACCCACTCGCTTAATAATTTACTAAAGAGCGAACTTAATGGGCTTGTATCAGCTATTGAATCAGAATGTCTTAAAAGAGGGCACTTCTTTACGGATCATGGCCGGCCAACAAGATTGCACGATCTTTTTAACGAATTGAAGATAGCTATCTATAAGGTGTAGTTCCTATCATAAAGTCCTCTAGCATAAATACCTGTAAGTTCCATCACTTTTTAGTGTACAAACTACAGCGACTGTGGTAGTATTGATCCAGAATAAGGAAAAGATATGAGCAGGTCCCACAGAAAAACACCCATCATTGGCCGTGGCGGCGGATCAGAAAAATATGATAAGCGCATTTGGCACGGCCGGATGCGAGCCCACGAGAACGCTTTGTGCCGCAATGCATGCGTCTCGACTATCGAAGATGTAGATGATCTGATCTTTCCACAGAAGAACGATGTCTCTAATGTGTGGTCAATGTCAAAGGATGGGAAGGGCTATAATACCTACGATCAGACGATCGGGTGGACTAACTGGCGTACCGGTGAATTCATACCCTACTGGGAGACTTATTACAAGTACTATCGGGCAGTTCTTGCCAAGTAAATGTGTAAAGGCTTGTGTAAGCCATACTTAATGATTAAATGCAGAATTCAGCACCTTTTAGTGTACAAACTAGAGTCACTATGGTAGTATTGATCCAGAGTTAAGGAATAAAGTATGAAGAACAAGTTGGGTAAGTTGAATCTGGACAAGAATTACGCCTTTGGTGTTGAAATGGAATTCACCGAAGCACTGCAGCGGGATGTTGGTGCTGCTATGCGAAAGAACGACAAGAAGTATCGTAAGGGCTGTAAGCTAGCACCCCGTGACGGCCGTGCTGCTCGACACCGTGCAGTCGAGTATGCTAAGTGGCAGTTGACGTCAGATCAGTCTGTCACCAGCAATGATGATGACGGCAATGTGATCGGGGGTGAAGTCATTTCCCCCACGATGGACGTTAACACCCAGTCATTCCGGGAAATCCGGGCGATGATCAAGATGCTCACCGCTGCCGATGCTGTCTATACCTCGGACACTGGGTATCACATCCACTTAGACCTAGGCGATGTCTGCCGTGTAGTGGTTACTGCGATTTACCTAAAACTGAGCCATGACATCCTCCAGATGCATCCCGATCGTTATGGGAAGTATATGCTTCGTTCCCTCATCAATCTAAACAACACCGCTTGCAGTAGCGACTCCCGTCTACAGATCGCTATGCTGTTGATGAACAATGAGCCCGATTATATCATCGGGGAAAAGTATAACGATATTCATTTCTATCAAGAGAACGCTAAACGCTTCCTCGAGATACGATTTGGGGGTATGGTTGACGACCATGACCTGATCGTCGCTTGGACTAAAACATGTCTACAGATCGTCAATGAGGCGATGTGCTATACCGATCTATTTGAATTCCTAACCGAGGAAATCGAATACGACATCATGAGCTTAAACGATCGGGCTCCCCGAGTCCTCAGGTTTACTACAGCTGAACGTTTGGCTGTAGAGAATATGATCGGTTGACTGATATGGGTTCCGCTTTTACTACAGCCAGTACTATAGCTCCTGAGTCACTCTTGAGCCCCCTTTGGTCCGATTGGGGCCAATAACCACCCTCAAAAGATCCCAAGTGACCTAGAGAGTGACTCAGGAGAGCTTTATGACGCTGGAGTAGGCCTGTACGTATTACGTGGAGAGCGGGCCCGACACGCTCGGGAGGCCCCAATCCATCTCTATAGCTCCATTTTAACCGTCCTGAAAACTATTTTCAGATGTAAGTGCTTGATGGGATTGGGGTTAGCATTTTGGCCGAAAATAAATGAAAATAATGGTGTACAAGCTACAGAAACTGGTTTATAATGATCTCGGAAGGTGTCATGGTTGCAAAAAAACTGTGGTGCCAAAAAAATAGAGTTACATAACACGAAAGAGGAGAAAAACATGAATGACGAAAACACTACTGATGACCTGACCATCGACGATATCGATGTGGATGCGATCGACGCGACCGCGCTGGATGACTTTGATTTTACCGAAGACACCGCCGCTCCGGCGGAGCTCGGGATCCCGACCCTCGAAGGCGATGCGAAGGACGAGGATGAGATGACGCTTGCGGAAATGCTCATCAAGGACGAAGCCAATGCGAAGGCCTCGGGCGAGAAGGCGAAGGCGAAGGCTGCTAAGGCGCCTAAAGCTCCGAAGGCACCTAAGGCTGCGAAGCTCCCGGCTGCTCTCCGGCTGCTGAAGGTGAAGAAGGCTCGGGTTCGGAAGTCTAAGATGACTCCTGGGGATCTCGAAAAGATGATCGACGTGGTCACTACGGCTACGGTTGCAGAGACTGATCTGGCGATCGTCAAGCGTTGCCTGATCATGGATGCGGCCACCCCGCTGTTTGCCCTTCGGGACATCTACCGTGAACTGGTGCACCCTCGCTTCAAGGCGACGGTCCGTGGTTGCTATAATGTGACTGCGATCCTGGCATCTCTGACGGCTCAGCGCTAACCTAGGTGCAATATGGCAGTGCGTAAGCAATACAACCTCAGTGAGTGCAAGGAAATACACCCAGGTGTATTTCATTGGAAGCTCGATAAGTTCATCCTCGTCAAAGACGGTGAGCATTATCTGATCCTCAAGGATAGACTCGACAAGATGGTTGAGGCATCTCATGGCCACTTCGATGAAATCATTCGAGACTTCACGCCTCGAAAATTCAAAGCCAAGGATCCCAACGCACCTAAGAAGGTCCGTAAAGCGAAAGCACAACCCGACGTCGAGCTCGAAGATTCTATCTCCTCGACGTACGGGTGGATCAATCCAGATTATCTGGATTCGAAAGACAAGCATTACGATACTAAGACGGGATTCCGCCTTCGATCTTCAATTGAAGCTGAGCTTAAAGCCGCGGCTAAAGGCCGGGGCCCTCGTGTAACAGAAGAGCTTTCAGATGGCACCTACGTCAAAGACAAGGGTACTAATCCACCTCTGGAGTCTAAGCCCTCCAAGAGTGACCTGAAGCCTTCGAAACGGGTCGTCAAGAAGAAGCCCGTGGTGAAGAAGGTGGTGAAGAAGTTCATTAAGAAGAAAGCTGCTAAAAAGATCACTACAGCCCACTTTGATCAAGACATTCTAGCCTCGCCTACTAAGCGGCGTAAGAGTGTAAAGCCTGCCGCTTCCCCAGCTCGTTATAAAAAATAACGGTGTACATCTCCAAGCAATTGTGATATACTAGATCTAAATTAATTAAGGATTACCAATGAGAAATGAAGCAGTCAGAACGCCATTTAGTGAAGGCATTCGCGTTGAAGCAGCAACAGTAGAATACCTTCGTGCTAAGATCGCATCAAAAAGACAAGAGGAAAACCGCATGCTGAAGGAGAACCTCGCCAAGCTTAGAAAGCTGGAAAGACTCCAGGAAGAGTATTTTAAGAAGCGTAAAGAAGCTGCGCGTCGTAGCACTAAAGCTAAGATGATCTTCTATTGGCCCAATGGTGTTGAGTTCCGAACGTTTGATCCCTACTCCCCGCGGCAGATAGGCTATAGCGTGTATGATCTCTTGAACATGATCGCTGTTCACGGCCTTCCCACAAGTTTCGAAGATCGGGGTTGTTGATATGCTAAAATGCTTTACTGACACCGAGACGACCGGTGTGGATCTAACGCAGCATACTATGCATCAGATCTGTTCGGTTATCATTGACGATAACGATAATGAAATCGATTCGATCAACCTCAAGTTTGTTCCTCGATTCCTGCATTATACCGAAGAGGCCTTGTCGAAATCGCATCTGACCTATGAAGAAGTCTATGGTCGATTCCTAAATTCTAATGCAGCGTTTGAAACGTATGCAGAATTTCTCGAACGGCATGTCAATCGGTATGATCCAAAAGACAAGATGCAGTTTGTGGCCTACAACGTTGACTTTGACGAGAATGTTACTCGCCGATGGTTTGATAACTCCAAAACACAGCGGATGTATGGCAGCTATTTCTGGACACCGGGCATCTGCTTGATGCGGCAAGCGGCATGGCTAATGCGTAATCAAAGGGTGGTTCATAATTTCAAATTGGCTACCATCTGTAAATTCGCCGGAATTGAATTTGAAGAAGAGGAAGCTCATGACGCTTTGTACGATGTACGGAAGATGATTGAGCTCTATAAGAAGCTGGTGTAATATGGATGCTAAACACATATTGAAAATTGATTGGAGGGGCGACACGCATGATTGCGATACTTGTGGAACCTCTCATGCGCTGGGAGCACTGGTCACTCTTGATGGCGAGGCTATCGTTGACGTTACTCCCGTAGCTCATTGCTATGCTGGTACAAGCGATGTAGAACTGGTTGGTATTTTACTGATAGCTCTTCAGAAGCTAGGTGTTCAGGTTATTGATGGTGAGAATGATCTCGATTGGTGGATGAATTCCTGTAAGCAATGAGTAACGAAACCCGCAATAAGTCTGGAGCAGGTAAGGGTGATAAGCCTAGGCCAATTAATCTCGATAGATATGGTTCTAACTACGATCAAATAAAGTGGCCTTCAAAAAAGGAAAAGAAATGTCCGAAAGTCCCACCTCGCCATTGATTGATATGTACGGTTACGATTGGGCCGGCCTGATCGAAAACTATAGGATCGATAACATGGCTCTTCGAGATATGCTTGCAGAGAAATCTCGTATCGTTGACCGCCGCCCCGGCAAGGAATGGATCAACATTGAATTGTCAACACTATTGAAGTGGATTCCAAAGATCCTCGAGCATGAAAAACTATGTCCCACACCACAGAATCTCAGGATGAACGTTCATCCACAAACTAAATGAAAGCACACAATATGTCTCTATTAGAAAAACTCAAGAAAAGCTCTAAGCTTGCCCGAACAGATATCCTTCAAGATTCGGATATCTTCAACGATATAGTGATCACTCCAACGTCTGTCCCTATGCTAAATGTAGCACTGGGAGGAGCGTTCGATGGCGGGATCTCGTCAGGTTGCACCCTATTGGCCGGACCGAGCAAGCACTTCAAAACCAGCTTTGCTCTTTTGATGGCGGCTTCGTACATGAAGGCCCATGCCGAATCAGTGCTGATGTTCTATGATTCTGAGTTTGGTACTCCTCAGAAGTATTTCGATTCCTTTGGGATCGATCGAGCCCGAGTGCTGCACATCCCGATTATGAATATCGAGGAATTGAAGTTTGATTTAGTCAATCAGCTCGAAGTTATCGAAAAGAAAGATAACGTGATCATCATTGTTGACTCTATCGGCAACCTTGCTTCAAAGAAGGAACTTGAGGATGCGATGAACGAAAAGAGTGTAGCGGATATGACTCGGGCCAAGGCGCTCAAGGGCTTATTCCGAATGATCACTCCATATCTGCAGCTTAAGGCTATACCCATGTTTGCGATCAACCACACGTATAAGGAGCAGTGTATGGCCGGTGATACTAGAATTAAAACTGATCGTGGAATATTGCCAATATCTGAAATAGAAACGGGTGATTGCGTATACGCATTAACTGGCCTTCAAAAGGTTTTGGCCGTATATGGCCCAGATGATCTTGATTCATCTGGTAAGCGTTTTCTTGAACTCGAATTTGATGATGGTTCAACTGTTCGTTGTACTCATGATCATATGTTTTTAGATAGCAATAATGAGTGGACCCGTGCTATTGATTTGAAAATAGGCTCGGAAATGAGATAATCATACTTAAAATCTTCAATGGAAGCATGAAATGCGCATCTCGTGCGCTAAATACCGAATACTACAAAATAGTTAAATTAAGGAAAAATATGGTACGCAAATTAAAATCAATTCGTGAAGTGGAGCCATTTGGCATTTACGATATTACAGTAGACGTCGATCATTGCTTTGAACTTGAAAACGGAGTCATCGCACATAATTCAATGTTCCCGAAGGATATCGTTAGTGGTGGATGCGTTGTAGCTGGCACAGAAATTACTTTACCTGATGGTACTACGAAGGTAATTGAAAACTTTATTGTTGGAGATGAAGTCGCTACATTACAGGGAGCAAAGTCTGTAACCCACACATGGAATCCAGATACTCTTGATGAAGGTGAACCAAATTGCTTTGAAATTGAATTTGAAGATGGCACAACTGTAGTGGTATCAGAGCAACATAGGTTTCTATTACAGGAAACTACTGATTCATCACCGCATTGGGTAGAAGCAGCAATGCTTAAAGTGGATGATGATTGCAAACAAAGGAAAGAAAATGAAAATAGTAAAAATTAGACCAGTTGGAAAACGAGCAGTATACGATCTCTCAGTGCAAGATGCAGAACACTACGTCTTGAAAAATGGAGTAGTCACGCATAACACCGGTCCTATGTATTCTTCGAATGCGGTCTGGATCATTGGACGGAGAACCGATAAGGTCGGCACCGAAGTGCAAGGGTATCACTTCATCATTAACATTGAGAAGTCTCGATTCGTTAAAGAGAAATCGAAGATTCCGATTAGTGTATCGTGGGAAGGCGGGATCATGAAGTGGTCAGGTCTTCTAGAGGTAGCACAAGAAGGTGCCTTCGTGCAAAAGCCTAAGAATGGTTGGTATACTCAGCATCCCGATCCGGCAGGGCCCGCGATCGGTAAAGCATATCGCGAAAAGGATTGTCAAACAGCGGATTTTTGGAAGCCGCTTTTAACTAACAAAGACTTCTGCCAGTGGGTAACGGAAAAATACTCTATCGGCGAAGTTGCAATGTATGATCAAGCAGAATAGAATGGTGAAGATGAGTAAGTCAGTAAGAGTTGATATTGTTGAAGGCGACGTGTCGAGCAAGAATAAGTATGGTACCGCCCAGCTACGTATTGCTGAAGGCCCATACGCTGGAGTTGTATTCCAGATTGGAGCAGTCAGTTTTCCCGAACTGAATGAGAAGTCAGCCGGTGACTTCGTACCCCCGGCCGATGGTGACCTCGTCCCATTTCATATCGAATTTGATGTGATTGAAGTACCTGAAGCTATGAACACAACTATCGAAGTTATCGAGAAGGATGAAGACTTCCATCAGATTCTTGGTGATATCATCATCGACTCTATCTCCCAGATGCTCGAGGAGCAGGGTGATGGAGAAATCGCAGAACGAGCAATTCCCGTACAATAACAGTGTACATTTGAAAAGCATTTTGGTATAATAGAACCTATGGACGATATTAGCGAATTAGTGATTAAGAACGTTGTCTCAAACGAAACGTACTGCCGGACGGTTCTGCCGTTCCTTAAGATGGAGTACTTTGAGGGACACTCGAAGTTTGTGTTTAATTTGGTTGCGAAATTTGTGACTAAGTATAATGCGCTTCCGAATTGCAGCTCAATGGAATATGAGTTCTCGCAACTCGAATCTCATCCAGAGAATGCACAAGCCATCCACGACTACATTAGGCGGGTGTTCACCATCGAGGAAGATGATAAGAAGGTTGATCCGCACTGGCTCCTTGAAACTACTGAAAAGTGGTGTAAGGATCGCGCTGTCTATCTGGCCGTCATCAAATCGATTGAGATCATCAATGGCTCAAACACCACTCAGACCCCAGCGGCATTGCCTGACATCTTGTCACAGGCTCTGTCGGTTACGTTTGATCGGAGTGTTGGTCATGATTATACGCAGGATGGAGATGCTCGCTTCAATTACTACCACACAATTGAGGATAAGATCCCGTGCGATCTAGATCTTTTCAATAAGATCACCAATGGAGGTGTGACTAGGAAGACACTTAACGTCCTATTGGGTGGCACCGGCGCGGGTAAGTCTATGGTACTTTGCCATCTGGCCTCCTCATATTTGTCTAGAGGTAGTAATGTATTGTACATCACGCTTGAGATGAGCGAAGAGAAGATTGCGGAACGTATTGATGCTAACCTGATGGACATCAAAATCCAAGATCTGGGAACGTTGACGAAATCCTCGTTTATTTCGAAGCTGGCAAGTATTCGATCGAAGTCAAGTGGTAAACTGATCATCAAGGAATACCCAACGGCCGCAGCACATGCAGGTCACTTCCGAGCTTTGATCGAAGAGCTAAAGCTTAAGAAAGATTTTAAGCCGGATGTTATCATCATTGACTATATCAATATTTGTTCGTCTTCTCGCATTAAAGCGATGGGCGGATCGATTGGTAGTTACGGTTATGTGAAGGCAATAGCTGAAGAGCTCCGGGGCCTTGCAATTGAAACTGAAACAGCGATGTGGAGCGCAACCCAGACCAATAGGGATGGAATGAATTCCTCGGATGTTGAGATCACGAATACCAGTGAATCGTTCGGGTTGCCGGCAACTGCAGATCTGATGCTGGCCATCATTACGACCGAAGAGCTTGAAGAGCTCGAGCAGATGCTCATTAAGCAATTGAAGAATCGGTATAACGATATTAGCTACTACCGCCGTTTCATTCTGGGAATGGACCGTTCGAAGATGCGATTATATGATGCTGAGGAATCAGCCCAGGCAGGTGTAATGCCCGAGCCTACAGCCAAGACTAACTTTACGAGTAAAATTGCTGACGATGGCGAGAACTCATTTGCGGACTTTAAACTATGACAGCTGACCAGAAGAAATTTGTTGCTTTATTATGCGGGATGTTTGGAGTTCCGCTTTTACAATTGATGCTAATGAACTACGTATACGGCAGTAGCTGTAACGTACTAATAACTATTCAGAATGTAATGGTTCTTGCCATGATCAATTTTGGACTAGCATTGATTATGAAACATGTAGTTGTGGAGTTGATTCTTCACGGTGAGCTAGATACAACGTTAGAGATGAAATGATGAAACTAAATATTGGAGCTGGCCATAAGAGCAAGACTATGATCGGATATCGCAGCGTTGATATTAACCCCGCGCTTAAACCCGACATCTGTGCCACTGCGTGGGATCTAAAGGAAGTTGCATCAAATAGTGTGGATGAGATCTATGCTCGGCATTTCATTGAGCACCTAACGCCCGAACAACTTGGCATAACGTTTATGGAATGGAAACGCGTACTGAAGAAATCAGGGATCATTCATTTAATCTTTCCCAATTTAGCATTCCACTGTCGGCAGATTTTTATGTCTGGTATGTCTCAGCATGTTCCCAGCGCTACTAATTTTAATCATGCAATGGCGAGCATATACGGATGGATTAATTGTACGAATGCTAACCCGTTCATGGAGCATAAGTGGGGATACACCCCTACTAGTTTTGCACAGAGAGCCCAGGAACTTGGCTTTCAACCAGATTTTAAAGAATGTCGCGCATGTGACATTGACGTCATACTGCGGATTCGATAAATAAGCAAAGGAGAAAAGAAAATGAATAATTTCATTCATAGTTATGTGTATGGTGACGGCCGCCAATGCAATCAGAAGGTTGGGGTATTGGTAGGCGTTAAGCATGGTGAAGAGGTCTTTATCAGCGGATCAAAGGCTAACATTAACGCTGGAGATAAGTTCGATCGTAAGGTTGGTGTAGAACTGGCCGTGGATCGTATGATCTGTCTTCTTCAGGACGGCCGGACATCAAAGATTGCTGCTTCACTCGAACCAGCATTGGAGAGATTTGTCGCGCGCTGCGTACGATATTTTAAGACTACTGCGATTCATACTCCAGCGGTTGTTCCTTATCGAAAGGCGAAGGTTTCTAAACCCGTTATGCCAGCGGATAATGTTGACTTCGAAGCATAACGCTTCTCGGGCCCATGACGCAATTGGTCAGCGTAGCTTCCTCATAAGAAGTTAGTTATAGGTTCGAATCCTATTGGGCCCACCAACGTCAATATCTCTATCATTTGTAAATCTGTTATATGAAATATAATGGTGTACATTCTACAGACACTATGGTATAATAGATCTGTAGCAACAAATAGGAGAAGTTATGGCAATCAAGACAGCAGAGTATCGTAGGCCTGAAATTGACCTGCGAGGAACTGATGGCAACGCGTTTTTCTTGCTGGGAACAGCTGCAGAATTATGCAAGCAATTCGGCCTCGATCGTCGAACGGTCTGTGCTGAGATGCGGTCGGGAGATTATGAGAATCTCATCCAGACGTTCGATAAGTACTTTGGGGAAGTGGTGGATCTAATTCGATGAGCAAGTCAAGAATCAATCGGTTTAATAAGTGCCAGCGTGACTGGGATAATATGACTCCGGGAGATCGTCGGCGGCCTAGCCGCCGACTCGTCGATCCCGATGACGAGAAGTGGCGGCTCCAAGATGAATACGAACGTGACTTACGGGAAGATCCGTATGGTATTGGACCTAGGCGGCGATGAAAGCTACTGAAGTCACAGAGAATGGCACCTATTACCTTAAGCAGATACGAGAGGGATTGACTATTGATATAACTGTTCATATTACGGTTATCCCTCACGATAACACTCATCTAATGCAGATGAATCATATGGGTTGTCTATACCGCGCTGACGAATGCGCTGATGATGTTGAGTTCACATTACTAAAGAAAGATGAATGATTATGAGTAGGACTAGAGTTTACCCGTGGCAGTTTGGCCTTGGTCAATTAATTGAAATTAATGGAGTGGCATGGTTTGTTACTTCAGATAATAACGGCCGTCGTATGTTCGCACGCAATGGCATCACCACTGATGTGTTGATTCAGGAAAAGGAAGATGAAGACCTGGGCGAAGAGGAACACTGTAACGCCTTCAGTCCTCAGTATGAGGTCGTAGAACCAGCTGTGACTGCTGGGATGTTTATCACCTTTGCAGGAATCTTCATGGTGATTGGCTACGTATTGGGGCGTCTTATTCCTCATCTGATCGACAAACTTTAGGAGAATTATGGCTAGGTTAGTTAGAGATCGAGATGGCGAAGGCCATTATGGTTCAGTGCTTAAGCTTATTCCTGCACTGGGTGATTCTGCTCCAGTTGCGTATTGGGATGGTAATCCTGATTCGCTTCTGGGTAATGGGTTGTTCATTGGCACCGCTATAGCGGGGATGTTTTCGGATCGAGATTGGTGGTGCACTACTGTCATCAATGAGATCATTGAAGTCTCTAATGACTTCATTAGATTCAAAACCAAGAATTCAGCGTATACACTTTATCGGTAAGTCTTCATGAGTATGTTCTTTACAGCCGATTTTCATCTGGGTCATACCAACATCATGCAGTATTGTATGCGGCCATTTACTAATGTCGATGAAATGAACGAGCATATCATCCGTAGCATGAACGCCTGCACTAGTGCAGAAGACGACCTCGTTAGTCTGGGTGATTTCTCGATTCGTAATGTTAAGTGCCATCCTGATGGAACTCGATTGACACCTCGGGAGTGGGAATCCTGCTTTAAGGCTAAGCTCATTCACATCTTAGGTAACCATGACTATCCCAATAAACTCAAACAAGGGTTCCACTATGTTACGCTAACCTTCAGTAGCTTCCGAGTTCGACTACAGCATCGCCCAATGAATGAGACTGATCAGATTCCTGATGAGGACTTCATTGTATGCGGCCACGTTCATGACGCTTGGAGAACAAAATGGATCCGAGGCAAGTTTCATATCAACGTTGGTGTAGACCAATGGGACTATAAGCCCGTCGATAAGTCTCAATGCACAGGTTTGTATGTTAAAGCTCTTAAGACAGCGCTTACAAAAGAGAGCAGAGATGAACGGTAAACCTTCTCAATCTACGGTCATCTACAGCTCCTGAGTCACTCTAGAGCCCATTTTGGCCAGAATAGGCCAATATCTACCCTCGTATGACCCAAAAGTGACTCCAGAGTGACTCAGGAGCCCTCGTACGTGGCAGGAAACCCTATCACGTACCAGTCTTGCCCCACGTCGGGACCATCGCAACCGTCATCAATCCGTCTCTACAGCCTCGTTTTGGGCTCTTCCCGAAACTATTTTCAGATGTAAGTGCTTGATAGGACCATACTTAGCATTTTTTCGAAAAATAAATGAAAATAACGGTGTACAAGCTGCAGAAACTGGTGTATAATGATATCGAAGGAGTTATAAAATGAATAAAGTAGTATCTACAGCGGGGATTCCCGTCAAGTTGTGGCTCGATGATATTGAGCCGGGAGCTTTAAAGCAGGCGGAAAACCTTGCGTTGCTTCCTTTCGCTTTCAAGCATATCGCTATCATGCCCGATGCTCATCAGGGCTATGGCATGCCTATCGGCGGGGTGCTAGCAACTAAAGGCGTTGTGATTCCGAATGCCGTCGGTGTTGACATCGGCTGTGGAATGTGTGCTGTGCGAACTAATCTGCAGAACCCAGACAAAGAGGGTTTGAAGAAAGTCATGCAGCACATCCGTGACATGGTACCCGTAGGCTTTCGACACCATGCTGATGCCCAGGATTGGGATGGGTTTGACCTAGCGCCCGATTTACCTATCATCCGCAGCCAGCTTGACTCTGCTCGGTATCAGTTAGGTACGCTTGGGGGTGGTAACCACTTCATGGAAGTTCAGATTGACACTAGGGGTTATGTGTGGTTAATGCTTCACTCAGGTTCGCGGAATTTTGGATTGAAGATTGCGAATGCGTACCATAACACAGCATCACAGTTATGCAAACGTTGGTACTCAGCTTTGCCCGATCCTGACCTAGCGTTCCTGCCTATGGAAACGGACGAGGCTAAGGAGTATATGGCGGCTATGGAGTTCGCTCTTATGTTTGCCAAAGAGTCTCGATCGCGGATGATGGCGAAAATGATGCTTGCTGTCAGCGCGGTATATGCTGGTGCTAGATTTGGAGATATGATCAATGTTCACCATAACTATGCACGTTGTGAGAATCACTTCGGAGAGAACGTTATCGTACATCGGAAAGGTGCTACATCGGCTCGGTTCGGTGAGGAGGGGATCATCCCCGGTTCACAGGGCACGATGTCTCACATTGTGTTGGGTATGGGCAATGAGCAGTCATTCAAATCCTGTTCGCATGGTGCTGGACGGAAGATGGGCCGAAAAGAGGCCTGCCGTAGCCTGAATCTGGACGCTGAGATTAAACTGCTGGACGATGCTGGTGTAATCCACGGCATCCGTACTGTTGCCGACCTCGATGAAGCTTCGGGGGCGTACAAAGATATTAATGTGGTTATGGAAAACCAGAAGGACCTCGTTACGATTATCGAAACCTTGCGTCCTCTGGGTGTGGTGAAAGGTTAGGTTATGCAGATTTGGAAATATCCATTGACACCTCGGACTAGGCAAGTCATTGCTATGCCGGAAGGAGCAGTGATCTTGTCGACCGATGTCAAAAATACTGTTATGCGCATCTGGGCTATGGTTGATCCCCGCAAGCCCACTACAGATCGTGTAATTGAAGTCTTTCCTA